GTTGTAGCAAGTGGGGGATCTTCATCATGCCCTATAATAATATTATCTGTGCCTGTAGTTATTAGGTCACCAGCTTGGTGACCAATTAAGACATTATTTGAACTTAAAACATTATAGCCAGCCCGGTAACCAATTATAGTATTATTATTACCAGAAACATTACTAAATAATGCCTCTTTTCCTACAATAACATTTGGGGTCCCAGTAGTTCCAGTATATCCAGCCCTAAAACCAACAGCGACATTGTCGCCAACAGTACTATTGTATAAAGATTCAACTCCAACACCAACCGTATCCGAACCAAGACCACTTTTACAGGCATAATAACCCAAACAAACATTATTACTACCGGAAACATTATCCCGTGCAGCACGCATTCCAAGAGCCGTATTAAAACTCCCGTCCACATTAAACTGCAATGCATCTGTACCAATAGCAGTCCCCCATTGCCCAGTAGTATTATTCATTAAAGCATCTATACCAATACCAATATTTGAATCTGCTATAGTATTAGCATTAAGTGCACTCGAACCAATTGCTATGTTATATATACCTGTGGTATTCTCCATGAGTGTACTTGAACCAATTGCTATGTTTGTATTTGCTAAATTTTTGTTTAGTGCAAGATATCCAACCGCAATATTAAACTCACCAGAAATATTCTCCTCCAACGAATCCCTTCCTATTGCAACATTATAGCTTCCATCGACATTGGTATTCAAACATGCCCCAATTGCTACATTATCATGTGCTGTAGTACTATACTGCATTCCACCACCAATGGCAGTATTACGATAACCGGTTGTGTTCCTCCTAAGAGAATTTAACCCAATAGCAACATTTTGGTTACCCTCAGTATTTTCCGAAAGCGTAAACGGACCTACACCAACATTACCAAGACCTAAAGTATTTTCTGACAGCACAGTCCTCCCTATTCCTATATTATAGGAGGACTCATCTATAGCTGTAGCTGTCGCACCCATAGTAAAATTACCTGCGTCCACACCAAAAAATAAATTCATTCCATTAGGTACAGCTCCACCTCCAGTTGGGTGGTGGAAATTGTGTATAAATACATCTGCTCCTTTACACACAACACCCATCAAAGAACTGGTAGTATCTTCTAACTCCAAATTACCCACAACATCCAGAGCTTGGGATGGGGTCAAATTATTTATTCCAACTTGGCCTCCATCCTCAATAAAAATACCAAGATTTCCACCATCATCTTCCAACTTTAGACCAGAAGATGTCCTTGCCCTAACCTTATCCGTCTCTAATCTTGGAGTATTAAGGTTCACCAACGTCCATCTTTTTGTTCCCGGACTGGTATCCGGAGATACTATATCAGGTGAGGATTCCGCTGCTCCAGAAGTGGCATCGAGAGTATATAGATAACCGGTATCCCCTGTTATTCCTAACACAGCATCAAGATCACTTAAAACAGCTCCGGAAATCTCATCTAACGCACCATCGCCACCTCCTGTCAGGGAAGTAGCAAAATAAGCTCTATTTATCGTTGCCATCTAATTACATCCCCGCCTGCTTTGTTCTTGGTGCATTTTGATACCTACTAAGTAAAATTACAGCAGTTCTTGCAACAACGTCAGTATTAATAATATCTACCTGATTTATTAATACCTTGTCCAGGTACAACTTACTATCAACAGTTGATAATGGATAATCACTTGTATTTATATCATTAAATCTAATTGATACCAAATCTGTTACATCTGTAATATATCCTATAATACGGTTTGCGCATCCACCTAATCTTTGAAGAACATTTATCTGAGTTGAGTCATTAGCTGGGACTGTTACAGTAAGTGTTAAAAACCTATTGTGAAAATTAGTCTCAGCAACCCGTGTTGTCAAATCATCGTATGCCGGACTAACATATGGTATACTCATTTTTTCTCCTTGTAACTTAATAATCTTTCAACTACCTTATTAGGTAAATTTTTCCTCCAATCTAAAGTACATCTATAAAATGGAGGTCTTTTCTTTCTCATTTGTGTTAATCTACTCTTTGATATCCTATTTAATCCATTGGTATCAATACCATACATCCATGAATTAGATAACGTCCATCCAATTCTTAACTTTCCTTTTTTAGATTTGGCACACTGTCTAAATAACCAACCATCAATATTGGATTTCAACGAACTTGATTCCAACTGCCTTGCATATTGAGTTCTAAAACACATATCCAATGCTGGACGATACGTTTTTTTACCCCTAATAAATAATACCACTATACCAGTAAATAAATCATAAAAAATACCTTTTCCTTTTTGTACCCAGTCATTCCCTTTCTTTATCAGCTTATAACTTTCAAAAATACGCCAAGGCTGGCTGTAGCAATCACTTGCCTGTAAGCAAAATACTTCAGATGTACTTGATGTTTTATTAGCAAGTAATTTCCATTTCTTTGGCAATGGTATCCACTCAGTAAGTGGGGTATAACTAATTCGCTCACAACCAACTAATCTAAGTCTATCTTTATAGGAAAGTATGTTCTCCGCACCAACCATATTGTTTGTTATTTCTTCAGCCACCAATAATTCCCAAGATGGTCCACCACCATTGCGTTGATAACATAATGACTCAAGTGCTATCCATGCTGAATCCTTACTTTCATACAATGGTAATGCAACTGATAATGTAACTTTAGACATTTATACTCCATTTATCTTTTAGACATATATTCGACCATATAGATGGTACATTTGTATAACCCAAACCATTCTTTCCCGGATCAACTTTAGTACAAGATACATGTTCCTTTAATATCTTCATTACCTTAGTAGGATGCCACGCAAACTTTTGTGCATTTAAGTTTAATTTTTCTATCCACAACTGATATTCTTCACCACGTAATTTTTTTTCTGCTTCCATATAAACATCAGCAGAAAGAGGATTCGCTCTCCTCCAATGAGACGTATCACAGTGAATTCTCATATTCCTAAGACTCAACTTTTTAGTAGTATTACCGCCTGCACGTGCAAGAATATTTATTCCAAGACACTTTCCACACCTACCACACCAAGGAATTCCACGCATACAACTCCTTTGAAACTGCGCAACCTCAGGATACCTTTCTAAAATCAATCTTTGTATCACTAAATGACTTACTCCCCAAAATGGATTTCCAATCCTAAATCCCGTTGCCTTTGATATTGCGTCAAATGAAAACACAGTAACATTAGGTCTTGGTGAATATCCATTTCCTAAGTAAAACTTTGAGTCTCCAAGATTAAATCCAATTAATATATCACGTGAGCTATAAAACCAAGCAACAGGAAAAGCAAACACTTGCCAAGGAATTATTTTATAACTATTTCCTCGAAAATAAGATGTTCCAACCCAGGCCGGAATTATTCCCTTCGATGAATAAAACTTTTTCATTGCTCTTGCCCTATCTTTCCATAAGGACATATTTTTATACTGATTGGCAACTACACAACTCACCAGCTCAATATTAAGTTCTCTTACTAAGCTTGCAAGTGCTAATCCATCCTTTCCCATCCCGTTCATTGTAATTACTGGACCACCATCAAAGTTTAACTCAGACTTACTAATATTTTTAGAATGAACCTCAGGACATTTATTTATTACTCTTTTATACGGATTAGCAATAAAATTATTTAAGATATGTTTATTGATACATTTAACTTCCTTCTTTGTTAATGAAGAAAACAGCACATCCTCACCTGTCCAACTAATATGCTCAGATAATAAAATTCCTACCATAAAATTCGCAAGATGTAAAGGAAATGATTTTAAATCAAAAGTATAACTAATAACAAACCTTTGATTTTTCATATACCTCAACTTCTTAGACATTGTATACTCTATTACATTTTTTTTAATGTTTGTTCTTATTTCTATCATACCGATCTTACTACCTTTCTTACTGAGTCAATAACATACTCGATTTCCTTCTTGGTCAATAATGGATAATTTGGTAGTGAAATTGTTCTGCTCCCTATTAACTCAGCATTTGGAAATGCCAAAGTTCTGTTTATCAAATCCTTATACACAGCAATCTTACGTATTAGATGTAATGGTTTGTAATGCATACTAATACCAATACCTAATTTCCTTAATTCTTCCATTATCTTGTCTCTCTTACCAGGATCAACCCACATAGTTGTCATTAAGTAATCATGCGCATGCGAATCACTTATCTCAGGAAAATCAACAATATCATCCAATGAATTCCTGTATGCAAACTCATTTAATTTTCTTCTATCCCAAAAATCCAATTCTCTTTTTAATTGAGCAAGTAAAATACTTGCCTGAATATCTGACATATTATACTTCCAACCAATATACTCTAAATCCCAACTATCAATACCATTATACCTCTCATATGCAGTTTTATTAATACCATGTTGTGCCATCTTTCTAATAAAATCGGTAACCATCAAATTGTTTGTACAAAATGCCCCACCCTCACCACATGTTATTGCCTTTGTTGCATAAAAACTATACGCAGCACCAATACTATTAAACTCATATCCAGGATAATTTCCATGCCCCATACCATGTATTACATGTGCACTGTCTTCCATGATTAAAAAATCAAAGTGTTCAGCAATTGCGCCTATCTGAACCATATCACATACCTGTCCATATAAATGTATTGGAATTACTAAATCAACATCATCTGCAACTTTAAGTAATTCATTAGTAGATAATAATCCTGTATTTTCTTCGACATCAATAAATAATAATCTTCTACCAGTTGCTATTACCGGCAACACGGTTGCGACATATGTCAACGGAGTTGTTGCAACCACAAACTTATTATTCCCCATAATATATCTTACATACTCTAAACCAAGGTGTAATGCAGCAGTACATGAACTAAGACCAACACAATGCTTCATTTTTGTAAGCATTGCAAACTCCCGCTCAAATACCTTCACATTCTCACCCGTAGTTAAAAAATCAGACTTAAAAACACTGCCTACTGCTGAAAGTTCATAATTACCTAAATTATGCCTATGAAATTTTACATTCATTAATCTCACACACCTTTTTTACATACAAGTAATCTTCCTGAATTTAAGTACACGGCATCATAAATAATATCAATACCACATATATCACATAAAGCATCAATGCTTTCTTGGTTAAAATAACTAAGGTGTTGTGGAATCGAAATAGAATCCAAAATCGAACTAACATTAGGTATTGTAATAAGCATATACCCATCATCTGATAAATAATCTATTGCTTTAGTTAATATAGTTGCAGGATAGCAAACATGTTCTAATACCTGGTTAAGTACGACTATATCATAGCAAATCGTTGAACTCCAAGTATCAAAAAATTTATTATCAACATCAAACCTTTTTTCTAAAGCAATGTCATAAAACCGCTTATTTGGTTCAATACCTTTAAAAAGTATTAATGGATATTTTTTTGATAAAACATCCATAAAACCACCTGTATAACATCCAATATCTAATAAAGTAGAAACACTTTCTAATGGAATTACCTTTTCCATGTGTGCCAAATAAACTGGGTATACATTTTTTATTCTGCTATTAGAATCTGTCCTTGTTGTTCCTATAGAAACTTTATTTTGAAGAACAAATGTCCTCCATGCCTGTTCTGAAATATTATTTCCAACAAACCACCCACGACATCTATTACACTTAAACACCTTAAAAATTGTCTGACCCATTATTCTTTTAGTAACTGATAACTCAAGCACAGTATCATTACTACTGCAAATTCTACATACCATAAATTTTTCCTACCTATAAATTAAACCAGTCCCATTACCATTTTTTATTGGAACATTGGCATATTCAATTTTATCTATCCACCATTCTTTATTTTTAGAATACCAATCAAAAATAACTTTTAGATGATCATCAAAACTATAAGATGGTTGCCAACCAAGCTTCCATAATTTACCCACATGTGCTGTATGTCGACTAACCTGACCAGGTCTATCTTCAACATACCTATATTTACCCTCTATTCTTTTAGCAATGTATTTTATTGATAATGATCTTCCTGTTCCTATATTAAATACCTCACCATCAATATCTTCATAAGTAAGTAACAATAATATTGCGGATGATGTATCTCTGACTGATACCCAGTCTCTTAGTGCATTTCCATCGCCATGGATTAATGACTCTCTTCCAAGAATTGAATTAGTTATAAACCTTGGTATAAGCTTCTCCGGATGTTGTCTTATTCCATAATTATTAAATGGCCTAACAATTAAGGCTGGAATATTATATGTTTTTATGTACGAATATACCAACCTATCCGCTGCTGCCTTTGCAGCGGCATATGGTGATCTTGGATTTAATTGATGATCCTCATGCATATACTCTGTTAATGCCGTTCCATATACTTCTGATGTAGATACATGAATAAACCTCTTAATATGTCTATTTCTAACAAGACAGTCACAGATAACTTGAGTACCCATAAAATCCGTTTCTGCAAAATTTAATGTTGTAAAAATTGATCTTGCAACATGTGTTTCTGCGGCAAAATTTATTATATAATCTACATTAGTGATAATATCATACATAAAACCAAAGTCTCTTATGTCACCTTGAAAAAACTGTATCCTTTCAGAAGCTAAAATATCTTCGATATTTCTTAAATCTGACGCATAAGTTAATTTATCTACAATTACTATATTATGATTTGTCTGATTAAACAATAATCGAACAAAATCTGATCCTATAAATCCAGCACCACCTGCTACTAATATTCTCATCTATTTCCTCTTAGATAATATAATGACTTATCACCACAATTAAATAATAAATCTACTATTGATAAATATGGTATAAACTCACCATGTAACTGTGGATATACCGGATGCTTAAAATCATGAAATTCTACATGTATACCATTTTTTTCAAATAACTTTATATCCATATAATTACAACCACTTTTTCCTTCTAAAAACTCTGTTGCACCAAACTCCTTACAAATATTAACCAATCTCATATTTGGTTTAATATCTTTACTTTTATCAGTAATATAAGTATGTATGCTTGCTTTGTTATCGATATAATACGACATTAAAACCAATTTCGTACTGATACTCAATTTTTTCTTTAAAAATGATAATAACATAAAATTTAATTTACTTAACGATGTCCATCTTGCTTGTAAAAGTATCTTCAAATCCGGAAATAACCAATCAAAATATTTTGCACTACCATAATTAAGTTCTAACGCTCTCAAATGTTTTCTTCTCCAATTAGAATCAACAACTAATGCCTCTGCTATTGTATCACCAAGCTTAAAAGATATTGGCACAGTTAACCACTGCATACCTTGAAAAGTTTTAATTCTATTACGGTTTCTCCAGTCATTTTTTGTATACTGGACAGTATCCAAAAGAATAAATAAATCGACTTTATCCATTTGATCAAAAAATCCAAGCCATGGCAAATACCCAGGCTGTAATATCCCTATCCTCATCTAATTCTCCTAAAAATATACTTAATTTCAAAAATTACTTGGAATTCAACCTTTTTATTGTTAGTTGTTCTAATGCGGTATCACTCAACTACCTCACTACTATAACTATTCCAATCTGTACATTTTTTGCACAATCTTGGTAACTTATCCCAATATTTATTATAATGCAATTTTCTTACTAATTTATGACTACCATTCCATATTTCCCTAATTGTTTTATTCTTTATATTACCAAGTATCAATCGTCCATGAACATCTGTAGCACATGCGGCTACTCTACCATCAGAAAGAATTGGTAATGTATCCATTACCCAACCACATGGTACTCTATCCTTTAAAGGTTTAATACCATTTGCTATAAGCCCGCCCCACGACACCATTGGTCTTACCTTTACAGCAACACCAAATTCTTTCCAAAATGCACAAAATCTATCCTTCTCACCAATATTAAGAGATGTCTCAACAAACTGAACATAAAGTTTTTGTGTGCCAGTTCCATACTCCTCCAATAAATCTCTATACTCAAGTACATTTCTTACCACTAACATATAATCACCACCAACCCGTATTTTTTTATAAGTTAATGGTAAAAATGCATCAATACCAACATATAATGTATCCAGTCCAGCATTTATATAATCAATTGCTTTAGATGTAGTCAACGCGACACCATTAGTATTTAAAACAACATCGGTCAATCCTTCTTTCTTTGCATACCTTATTCTTTCAGGCATATCATAACATAAAAATGGATCACCAAAATAAATCATCCATACTCTTGTATCTTTATCTATATCCGAAATTTCATTAATTATCTTAGAAAACAGGGTTAACTTCATCCTTTCAACTTTTCTATACCTGGTAATATTTTTATGGTCACATATTGAGCATTTTAAATTACATCCAGAAAAATTATCTATTAAAATAACTTTTGGAAACTCAGTATCAATGTTTGTTAATTTTCTCATATAATACCCATATTAAATTAACTACTATAATCAATTGACTGCAATTCCATTATCAATGTATCGACTAAACTATTTTTATAAACGAAATTATCAGTTAATTTTCCAACAACAGCAAACCCAACTGATTTATACAAATCTATCGCCGGAGTATTATTACTAAGCACCTTTAAATATACTATTTTAAATCCATATATATCAAATGAAAAAAATAATAATTTACGTAATGCTGCAATACCAATTCTTTTTCTTCTTTGCTTTTTATCTATCAATATCCAAATCCATGCATTTTTTGCATCTATACTAATATCAAATATCCCACAAAACCCAGAAACATTTCCATCAGCAACTATTGAAAAACCATACTCTATATACAATGCCAAGTTATTTATATATCTATTGAACCAATCCCTACTAAGTTTTCTTTTTCTCATTAATAACATTCTATTTTCTTCAAAATTATTCAGATCAAGAAAATATGTCATATGCTTACTACAAATGTTATTTAGGTAAACTTCCATTATAAAATCCTACTAAATTCTTAATCATCTGTTCTTTATCATATCTTTTTAAATCTTTATTTTTTCTCATATAAAATGTTTGTGATGAGACATAATTACTAACGGCATATAAAAGAGCATTTTTAATATCATTAAAATTTAAGTCCACTCTTAGGCACCTACCATCTAAAAACTCATTTTGCTTAGTCTTTTGTGTTACTACAACCTTACCTGCCACAAGTGCCTGAAGTGTTACACCCGAAAATCCTGAATCATGTTTAGCAACTGAGTATACTATTGCTGAATCACATATCTTATCTACTAACCATCTTCTGGTCATAGTTTTATCTATAAAAATACAATTATTTAATACATCCTTCTGCTTTGCAATTTTTTTTAGTTTATTCATATACGACAAACCTGCTGATCTTGACTGACCAATTAAAAAAATAACTAACAAATTATTTTTTATCTTTCTTAAATAAGGTATTGATCTTATCAAAAATTCTTGGTAATAATTTTCAGTTGTTGGACGTGGTGCTAAAATTACGGGATCAGCACTTATCTTTGACTTAAATGATAAATCAACTAATGATCTAAATATAACTTGCTTATGTGTCAACTTAACACTATAAAAATTCTGAAATAGCTTACACGATAAAGGATATAAAAATCCTGAGATAGTTTTTAGACACTTTGTCTCATAAAATTTTGAACGTCTTCTCTCATGTATTATTGAGTCAATACTCCATGGTGTAATACAAGTTTTGTAACCTAACTCCGCCGCTATCCATGTCGGAATACAAGCATAGGTTAATGAATGACCATGAACAACATCTGGCCTTTTATCGACAAGTAATTTAACCATAAAATTTCTCAGATTAATATCTTTCCACCACTTTGTATTATACCTGGTATAATTATAATAATACGTTTCTATATCTTGACATGTCATCTTAGTATTACGATAAGATACTATTGTTTGTTGATAACCTAATTTTTTAAGTTCACATACTATATCTTTAACATGCAAGCTATGTGAACCACCGATATGCATTATTTTCATCAATAAAATCTCTTTTTTGCTTTCTTTAATTCTAATGTTATCGCTAATGCTAATACACTATGACATTTATTCAATAACTTCTTCTTAGGTATTGTATTAAATTGATACTTCAACATTATCCTTGATAACGAAACAATCGCAAATCTTACAGCGGTTTTATCCTTTTTATTCAAATAATCATTAACTACATACCTCTTTAATGTCTGTACAAGTCGAACACCAGTAACACTAATATCTATGGATTCATCTAAACTATCATCATAGATATTTTTTAATACTACAGCTAATTTTTTGGCTGAAATTATACCAAACGACTTCGTTACCTCATTAATTTCATCTAATACAGATTCATAATACTTAAAATACTCAGGGAGCACAGGACTTGTGCACTTTAAACACGTTGCAACATCAATATATCTATATCCTGTACGACAACTTGCACAAACATACATTTTATTCTCCATCATTGGTAATTGGTATCCAAAACACATTTCTTAAAATTTTCTTTATCCATATTCCTTTTTTATTCTTTTTATATTTTTCTTTTATTGCCGACCATGCAGCTTGTCTTGCCTTATCTTCATCTTTTGTTTTTTTATAAACCTTATTAAATACTCTTATTGCTATCTTCTGTGCATTCTTTGGTAAATCCTTAACCCATACTGGTATATTCTTTGGGTAACTATACGGCATTCTTCACCTTCTAAAATATAAAATTAACTCCTAACTTCCATCCTAAATCATATATCCTAATATCTTTTCATAATGCTTCTATAATTACATTATTCCATTTTTTCTCAAATACCTTATACGTTTTTTCTCTCAATAATTTTTCCCCCTCACACCTTTTTGTTCCTACTTGGTGTGAGTGATATAAAAAATCATTGCTCATATCTTTATTATCATTAGCATACAATACCTTTACCTTAAAATCATTTTGCCATGCCCGACGGCAATAATCTGAGTCATTACAATGCCATAATAATGATTCATCCATTAAGCCTATTGTATCGATCAACTCTCTACTACAAAGCATACAACAGCTCATAAATTCTAAAACATAACCACCAAGATTTGGGGGTATTGTACTACACATCTCATATCCTATTATACCAACACCCGGATCAGTATCCATACCATCAACCAACGTACTTAACCACCCAGGTTTTAATACCAATATATCGTCATCTAAAAAACAAAGATGAGTAAAATTACTTTTTATATAGGCTGACTTTATCCCTCTATTATACCCTTTTGATCCAGGTTCATTCTTACTATTATAATGGATAAAGATATTAGAATATTTTTTTTCTAAAAAACAACAATAGGATGAGCAACCTAATTCTCCTTGATCTACTATAAAAATTTTATATGGTGTCTTAGTATTTCGTATAATACTCTCCACGCACCTTCTTAAGGTACTCTCACCACCTGCTGATGGTATAACTATTGCAACGTCCATCTTTTTTTCTCTCATAGTCTACCTATTATAGTCTAAGTCCTTTATCTATTTTATTCTGCACAATCTTTGGTGATCTTTTTTTAAGTATGTTATATGATACACCGCCTATATGTTTAACACTTGCAGTATTACAATAAATAATACTCCAGTTTTTCATCCGTGCTCTATTACACCATTCCTCATCTGATGAAAAGTGCCAATACTTCTCATCTAATAATCCAACATCCTCTAATGCACTTCTTTTTATATAAACACATGTAAAACCTGCCCATCGCATTAGTCGATAACCATTTTTATCATAAAATGGTTGTGGAGATGTTAAATTATTTATTGCCGTATTCTTCTTTACACCATTACCAATAATGTGTCTTGGACACACCAAAGCAACCTTATTTCTTGAATATGCTGCTATATATAAATTCTCAATCCAATTTGGTAATGCAATGCTATCTGAGTTAAAAGGAATTATATCACAATTCCTATATAACTTTATCCCTTGGTTAATTGCCTTTGTAAAACCTAAATTATTAACATTTCTAATAACTTCTATCTTTCTTCCTTTAACTGAAAAAGGTTTATCTGAGTTATTATCAACTATTAAAATATTTATGGAATTATTTGTGGTTTCAATAATACTATTTACTGCATTATTAAGATATGTTAATGCATTATAGTACGGGATAACAATGCATATACTACTAAAGTCTTGCAATATCAATCTTTCTTGTATTATGTATTAATTTTCTTGCCAATAAAAATACTTCTTTTGGTGTTATACCCGTCATACAAGGTGGGTTATCACCCAGTGATTTACTTTTACACTGTGACTCAATATGATGATAACATGGTGCACACTTAAATGATGGTTTTGTATATAAAACATTTTTATACTTACTTACTCTCAACTCAGGATTAAATGATGAGTATATTCCAACAGCAGGAATTCCTAAACTACCAGCAATATGTAATAACCCCGTATCCGGCGCAATTAATAAGTCAAGTTTTGAAACACAGCCAACTAATCCTTCTAATCCAAGATTTCCACAATATGACAGTATATTTTTCCCACCAAACTCAAGAGTTGATATACTATCAAATAATAACACTTTTATGCCCCTTTTAGCAAATGCCAACGCAAGTTTTTTATTATACTCAGGATGCCATGATCTAAGCTTTGAACTTGCACGTAACGCAAGTCCTATTGTAATGTGCTTATCCAGACTCCATCTTTCCCATATCTCATCTGCAATTTTTTTCGCAGTATCCGTTAAAAATAATTTTGGTACTTTATATTCTTCCGGGACACTGTTATAATCAATCCCTAACCAATCATAATAAGCATCGACATAATGTAATTTTTCTGCCTTCTTGTTAGCTTCAACCGCACCAATAAAACTTGCTACCTGATCAAATTCTTCACTTGAGATATTTCCATTATACTCAAGTCCCCAATCTATTGACCTGGTAAAAGGTAAAAGTTTTAGATATTTTTTTCCCGATGCCAATGCTATTCGCACAGAACTCTCTATACTTTTAATATATGAAGCAACGCAAAATGTATAAAGAATATCACCTATTCCACCAGGTCTAACGAACAATATTCTATTATCCTTCAAACTACTCATATCTATCTTCTTTACCTTATTTCTTCTACTTAATATTTCTTTATGGGAATTAAACTGTAGCATCTCAAAATCATATATTTTTTTATCTTGACCATCAAAGACATTCTTCTTTACCTCAGTAAAAAGGACTCCATACTGATTTTGCATTAAATAAGAGTATTCTCTTTCACTAACTAACGAACAAATACCCTGTCTAAACTTTCTCGTAACTCCAAACAAATCTATTGTAATACTTCGTGCATTTGTTAGCTTAATATATCTTTCCATAAAAACTATCCTTTATAATTTTAAGATAGTAGGTGTGTATTACTACATTGCACCTACTATCTTCAATTCTATTAAATTAAATTAAATTCTTGTTAACGAACGATTACATGGATTATATATATTACAGCTTGTCGGGTCAACACAGTCTGCCAAGACAACCATATCAGTATTTTCAATCTGAAAATCCGTCTGCGAATATGTTGTATTTTCCCAACGATCACTTCTTGGTTTAAACTCCCAATAAATATCAAATAATCTAAGCATGACAAAAATTAAGTTCTCCGGAACAGTTAAAAATATAAATGTTGCATCATCCAATTCTGTTGTTCCATCAGTACATCCTTCTAATGTCTCACTAATTAATGGAACACGTACTATCGGAACTGCCCATGCTGTAAGGTCTATTTTTCCAGAAAGTGCTGCATCACCAAGATTAGTTGAACGCTCACCAAGCTGTTCTAAATAATTTTGATGTATTGTTGGTGACACAAAAAATCTAAAATCATCAAAAGACATTAAATACTTCTTTGGCAATGTCTTTATCATCTCAGAAAATAAATATTTACTGACATTATACCCACCAACATTAATTATATGTGCCGCAGCCGGATTAGGCGCTAAATCACCTTTCATAATTCGATACCAACCGACATTAGATTTTAATAACCTTCCAATTTTAGAAAAGGACGCAGCATAAGTTGTAGGATCACCCATTAATGCGAGTAATTCTAAATCCGTTCCCATTCTTTTAGCGAAAGACGAAACTAATGTATCACGAAGTTTTTCTTTCTCAATATTACTTTGTGTTGCTTCCTTTGTGATGTTAAACGCTGAACGTGTTTTCACCACAGTATATTCTATTTTATCAAATGTCGGATCATACAAATATCCTTGCGCATTTGTTGGTGTACTCGAATAAACAACAATATTTTCACCGGACTCAGCGGCATATTCTGTTACAGGCTCACCAATATTTAATTTATCTATCTCACCCTTTGGATTATTAGTTCTATGAACCCTAACACCATTCTGTAAAAGAACACTCTCATCTACAACAAGGTCTATAAACTCATCGGCCTGCTCTGGATTCATCTCACCACCGGAAGCGATTAATGAAGTATCAATTGCCTTTTTAATTAATTCATTTATTTCATCCAATCCCTGTTTCATCTTTTTACTCCTTTATTGCATAATAGTAGGGAATACATTTGACCATTTCTTTGGATCATCCTTATTAGTATCGTCGCTGGTATCAATAATACCAACATTTTTCTCAACTGATCCTACTCTACTACCAAGATTCTCAAATAACTGCCTAAGCTCCACAAGTTCTTCCTTTAATTTTGGATAATCCTCATATAATATGAGTTTCTGTTCAATACCTGTAAGTGTATCCATCGCAGTATTTATTTTCGTTGATAACTCATTAAAAATGTCAAATTCTTTTATTTTACTAATTAAAATATCTGATACTTCAAAATTCTTAAGTTTATTCTCAATAATTGTATTTACTGTATCCTCTGTTAAAGCATCCGAACCACTGCCACCAGCATCATTATCTTTATTCTTTGAGTACAATTTCACAGCGTCCGTAATATCAATACCCAACTTCTTTGACCTATCTACTAATGAACCAAATAAAATTTTTGCGACATCCTTTTTATGTTCATCCTTTATATCAACTTCAACGGAATTTCCTTCATCTTCATACTCCCGTATCATCTTCGACACATAATGTGAAGTCACTTTCGCGTTACTGTTCATTGCAACAGAAACAATACTAAGTTCTACTAACTCCATCCTTTTCACAACATTAAGTATTCTTTTCAGACTTTTACTATAAGTCTTTACTGCCTCAGTAATCTTCATTCTTACAGAAAACTTATTCAATACCTTTTCTGTTATTTTTGTCCATATATTTGGAACTGTTTTTGAGATGAGTACCTTAACAAATAGACCTTTCTCATCAACTTTTGTCTTTACAACTGTACCTATTTCTTCGTCCAAATTATGGTTTCGTAGCACAGTAGAATTCTTAGTAAAATCTTTTGCAGCTGCCTTTATTGCTTCCTTACTTATTTGATCACCCGCATAATCAGGATCAGTAGTTACGGCATACCCTTCAACGTACCATTTTTCCTCAGTACCATTTGCATCCTTCGCAGCATAGTACTTTAGAATATCAAATACGAATTTACCACTAATTGGTTTCATGTTTCCTCCATAATTAAAAAACTATTAATCTATTATTAAAATCCTGACCATGCTTTAATATCCTTAATATCCTCTACTACTGAAAAATTAGAACACCTACAATTCACGACTAATCTTGCACTACCTTCACCAACATAAAATTGCCCGGATGGAAATGGATCACCAATGGTAACTATATGTTTATGGTTTAATTGATGCATTTCCCTTGGTAATACAGGTTTACCAACAGTTGCAAGCCAACCATGTCTATTAATATTACTTCTTTTATTAAACTCATACAAAATTTGTCCTTGTATTACCGCTATCTCTGTTCTTGCTGTAACTATTGATCTTTTTATATTTCCATCTAAGTACTTCTCAATATCTAATGAAATTGGTGTTAATTTCTTACCATCAACTGACGTATAAAATATCGGATGTTTTCCTTCAATAAAAAAACCTTTCATTATAATATCTTTTATCTCATTAAATACTCTATCCGATATTCTTCCTACTAATTTATTTGCTCTACTTTTAATTGCTCTCAAAATCTCTTTATTCTGTAATGAAAATGTTTCATTCAATTTTAACCACCTAAGCAAATACCCACCAAACATATTTGCAACCAATATATCATTTGAAAGAAAAGCACTTAAAAGAATGCCTTCATTAAATGAAAAATCTACAAAAACATTCTCAACTATAGGATCTTTTCCCTTTACTACAATATATGGTGTATATAAATCAATACCATAATTATGTATATGATAATCATCATACACATGTTTAAGGTACTCATTAACATCAATATTATAAAGAAGAGAACCATAGTCAGTACAATGCTCTATATCGGAAGGAGAGATAAAATGAAATTCTTTTTCTATTTCTATTCGTCTATTAGGAAATCTATCTGATGCTATAGCATATAAATATCCAGCTACATTATTATCCTCATAAAATTTTAAAAAATCATTTTTCCACTGCCTAAAAACCTTCTTAAAACTTTTTTCTATTATTTTCTCAAGATAAAAATTCAATCTTCGTTTTTTAGTAAGTGCACTACTAACTATCTTATTAGTAATTCCTTCATTAAATTCGTTCCTGGTAACAATCATAGTAACTTAACTGTCTCCTCATAATGACTTCGTAATATATCAACAATTTCTCTGTCTTCTTCTTCTTCCATAGTATCAATATATACTATCCTATTACCAGCAATAATAAATGCCTTATCTCCACCTTTCTTATATGGTTCAACTCCTAAATACTCCGTTCTCACCTCATTTAATGTGATGGCACCTTTCTCAAGGTATACCGCAGCAATTTTTGAAAGTGCATCCTTGTCCCTAAAATCTATATCATCAAAGGCAAATAACCAGCCAAAAATACCAAATTCCCGCTGAAGTATTAATCTTGTTAATATATTTTCAAATACTGCCTGACTCGGTTCAATTATTGTCCTTTTATAATTCTCTGCCTGACTCTCTCCAGAACCACTACCAAGCTGTGCTGTCTCAATAATACCTACCCGCATTGGTGGAACACCATGCGCAACCAAAATATCATTTCTATTATCTTTTTTATAATCAGCAAATGATTGGTCTTTCATTTCCACGGACAATGGTACAAACTTTATCTCAACATCTTTATAAGGGACTGATAAAACTAATGTTTTATGAGAATTTCCCTTTATATCAGATTTAAAGTAATGTTCTATTAATGCGGTCAAATCATTATCCAAACGTCCACCCATTACCAAAATAGCATATTGAGGAACAGCATTATTCTCAAAAAACTGTAAGTTATAATTACTTGCATTCTTGTTTCCAAGTAAATGTCTTATTCCTGAGATATAATCTGGAATACCATAAAATTTACTTTTTGGTCGATATAACTTAAAATGCATTAACTCAGTTGCTGAATTCTGAATTCCTAATTTATCATCTATCTCACCTGTTTTAGGATCAATAAATGTTCGGTCAACTATCCTATTCTTATCGCGTTTTATCATACTTCCATACTTCATATAATACCTATTATCACCACTATCAGTAATTTTAGCATAACCAAGGTCATCCTCTCGTATATAAATACCAGTACTATCAAGATGCGATAACTTTGCAGGATATCCATCTAATGATCTTTTCATTTCCATATATCCATTTCCAGTTATCCAAAAATCAAGAGATGTGTTTCTACACGTATCCATAAAACCCATATCACTGGAATTTAAAAAAAAATTTTTTGCGATCAACGCATCCCGCTTATATGTTTTTTTATGATTTTTATCCTTTACAATCTGCCATCCATTACCAGCCAAGTCTGCTGCCTTTGCATATATACACCGTGCATGAGTGGTATCCTGATCAAGTAAATCTACCAAATTTGAAAAATTATAAGGTGGTTCTATTATCTTATCGGCTGAATAATCGACCAATGCCTTTTTAGTTACTTTCTTAGCGGATACTATTTTTTTAACAAAATCCTTAGACGATACAACACTACCATCACCAAGAATATAACCATCTACTATATTTTTCTTTTCATCTTTCATAAAGCATTTTCCTATCTACTTATAATACGCAAAAATAATTATTTTTTAGTTTTTTATTTATATTTTTATAAAAATATTATTTTTTACATACTATAATATCCCAATTATTAAACAATACAAATCTCATGCTGTTTATTTTAAATGTTTCTTTATAAAGGATAGTAAATCCACTGTCCTCCAATAATGATGACCATTGATAAGGTGTTCTTATGCAAATATGGGATATATCGGCATTATTTGATCTTTGCTTAATATCCTCCTTTCGTCCTCTATTGGTTGCAGGTGATAGTAAAAAAATCCCATTCTTTTTTAGTACCCGTCTTACATCATTAAACACCTTATTAACTAACTTACAATCAATATGTTCAATTACTTCTCTACATACAACAAAATCAAATGTATTCTTTTTAAATGGAATACTTATTATATCACTTCTAATACAATACTCACAATGTCTATTACCTATAGACCACTGTGAAATATCCACCCCAAACCCATTAATACTATATTCTCTTAACCAATGTACAACATTTCCTCTTGCACATCCTAAATCTAATACATTCGCACGTTGTCCTATCTCAAGACTATTAATGATAAAACATGCCCAATATAAATGAAAAGACTGCTCTAACATAAATGCATGCTTATTATACCAACCTTTACACCCTTGCTTAGTGAAATAATCTTCATCATAGTAATCACTACTTAGTACCACTACTAAACTCTCTTTCAACTTTCAATGCTTCAACTATATCGTACAATTCTACCGAACTTTTTTGTAATAACGCTTCAACGTTTGCACCGGGATTATGTTGTTGCTGTCCAATTGCACTATTCAAACTTATTAAAGCATTATTTATTTTCAACTTAAAATATTGATACTCAATTCCTGTCATTTATCTTTCCCTATGATAACATTTCAATCATTTTATTCCATCTCACAATAGATTTTACAGTAGAAAACTCTAATACTTTATTCCTCGCATAATCTGTAACTTCCTTATAAAATTTCTTATTATGTACTAAAATAGCATAGCTACTAATAACATTATAAATTTCATTATAATTACCTACCATTATCCTTGGAAACAACATTTTTTGTCTATCTGTACATGTCATACCTATACAAGGTATACCTAATACTGCACAGTCTGTTTGAAACCTTCCAAGATGTCCTTTATAATCCAAATAAACACCAACTTCACAATCAGAAATTCTTTCATAGAATAATTGTTGGTTTACCTTTGGTTGGACATCAACAAAATCAAGCATACCAAGATAATCTAATTGTTCTCTTGTAAAGAACCCTCCCCTTTCCGTTAATTTAAATTTAAGATTACTATTAAATCTATGTAAGATAGTAATTGCTTCCAATGCACCTGAAGCTGCGCATACTGCTACTGTACCCACATTCTTATTAGTCCTAAAGCCAGCAAAATAACTAATATCTACAGGAAATGATAACCAATATGTTTTAACATTAGTTAACAATTGAATGTAAGTAGTATACTTCCGATTAGTGGCTATTAAATCAACATTATTAAGACACCAATAAAAATCCCATGCTCGAATTCTATCAAACATTGTTTCTTGGTGACCATCAATAAAAAGTACTATTTTTTTCCTTGGCAACCTCTCTTTTATATCAAGAATAATTTTCTTTATATATTTACTACGTATTGGATTTGCAATAATTATTACTATATCATCACACAATGCCAACTCAGCAATATCTTCATCCTTAAGAATACTTCCATAAACAACCCATGCATCAACAATACGTGTCCACTGAGGCCATGAGTTTAGAGGTTCAGGAAATGGTTTCTTTATCCAATGTAAATAACCTTCAACATTTGGACAGATCATTGCTATACTCACCTCTTTAACCTCCTAACAGACATTAATAAATTATTCTTATGAGATGCACCAAACCTACTACGTTTATACTTAATCCGTGGACATACAATGGCCTCACCATTTATAATAGTACCACCTGTGCCATTACATATACTACACTTTGAACTACATCTTAGTCCTCTACTACGAATAAGTTTAAGTTTCATTTCTACCTTCTCATCCTCTAACTTACTTATATAACTATCTGTACTCATACTACCTCCTTCTTATGCTTAATACTTGTTTAACAAGATTATTTACATCATATTTTCTTGATACCAACTTACCTCTTTTTCCTACTACTTCTAATAAATTCCTATTTTCACGATTTAAATAACACCGTAATAAACTAAATAACTCATGTTTATTTCTGTAATAAAATATATCTTCCTTATCTCTAAATACCTGTGCCATTCCTGGCTGGTATGGTGTAATACATGGAAGTCCTGTTTGCATCATGTGAATTAATCTACTTGAAAAATATTTACTTAGGTGTAAATACTTTTTGCTAACAAAGTTTATACCCATAAGTGATGTACAATAAAACAAACGATTTTCTTCAAATGTTCCTGTATATGATGCAACCTTAACACCGTAATTTTTCCAGGCATTATTACCAAGCACAGTAAGTGGAAACCTACTCTGTACTTCTTTGACAAGGTGTGCCCTTTCTGCTCTGTCATTTTTATATGCCCTACCAATAAAAATTAATTGCTGCTTAGGATTAGCCTGTCGTGGTCGTGCCCAGAAATTAAAACTTGATCCGCCCGGCATCCATCTTTGTCCTCGATAAGAATCGGTTGCACCAAAGGCACAATCTATTATTTTATTTAACCGTTCAAGATAATCTACTTCAGTACCAACACCACCCCTATATGAAGTGATCACTACTTTTGGTAATAAATTTCTTAATTTTATTATTTTATTTATAGGCATCCATCGTTCTCTTGGTGATGCTCTTGAACCAAAATGAATATGCGTTGGTTTAAACCGTGCAATCTTTCTTGTTGTCCAATCACTATTTTTAATCCATAAAATATGATCTACATTTGACGAAAAAGCGACATACCAAAATCTATGTGACTCATGCTTAATATCTGGATGTACATATACTAACCTTATCAATTCTTTTTCCTTGTAAGTATTTTTTTAACTGCAACATTAATATCAAAATTTTTTACTGCAAATTTCCTTGCACGACTTCCAATGTCTACCAATAACTTTTTATCAGACATATAAAAATGTAACTTTTCTACTAAATCATTATCATTATCATATACTACTAATATATCATCTTTACTGCCAAAAACATTTCTAATACCCTTAACATTTGGTGTAAAACAAGTGAGTCCCATTAACATCATATGGGTAAGTCTATTTGACCAGCACCTACTCAGATGCTTTATACCATTATTAACAATATTAATGCCTGCAAATGATCTGTCATAATAACTTTTTGCTTGCTCATACGTATTGGTTGGGCGGTCATACTTTAACCCATATTGTGACCACTTACTCCCGACAATTTTTATATCATAATACTTACTAACAAGTTTTAATGTTCTTGCCCGTGTAAACTCTATTCCTTGACTATTTGCCAAGTCAGTATAATTATTACCTAAAAATACTAATAATATAGTTTTTTTATCGGGCCCCAACATAGGTTTCCAAAAATTAATATCGGCAGGTACTGGCATCCACGTACAATTAGGTAAATCATATGAGCAATATGCACAATCTACTATAGTATTCAGTAATTTCCGATACCTAATACTTTTTAATGCATCACAATAATAAGTTGTTATTACTATATTTGGTAGTGATCTTCTAATCATATTTATTTTACTCACAGGTATCCATCTTTCAACAGGTTGAGCCGCTGAGTTAAAATGAATATGATCTGGCTTAAACTTAAGTATACTATCTACTGACCAATTTTCATTTTTTATATGTAACATACTATCTACATGTTTAACAAATGCCAATTTCCAAAATCTTCCATTACTTCTTGGCAATATGGGATTAATAAATACTAATTTCATTTACTATACACATAACTAACTTTAGTGAGTTCCAACTCATCCGGAAAAAAATCTAATGTCATTGGTACAGAATTATCAAAATATCTAACACCATATTTTATTCCCTGTGATGTAATAATTATAAATACCACTCTACCAGGACAATTCAATGGTAAAATTCTTACATTCTCACCATAATTAAATTTTAGTGGCATCTTCCATCTATAATTAGGATCACTTAAGGCATTACTATCATCCTCCTCACCATTATCATTACTTTCTGTATGTCCTTTTGGAAATATTGTCAAAAGTCTTCCATCCTCCAATAAAAATGCCTGTAATCCACCTTCCTGACTACCAAGTACACCCTTAAAACCATTAGCAACCAATACTTCTAATACATCAAATAAATAATTCTCCACTTCTACTTCTCTTTCTTCATCTTCATTAGACTTTGTCATAGATTTTGGGATTACTATTTTAATTTTATTACTACTCATTTATTCTCCTAAATTAAAATTAAATACCTTTTACTTCAACTATAAAATATATTTAGTCAACCTTAATCAATTACTTCCGGAAAATATAAGTGCACCCAAGTAATATACTTGATTATTTTCACTTCTAATAAATGCGCAAAAATATGTACCATTACTTATTAATTTATCTATACTAAATGGATTCCACCCAACATTTAAATTATCCACTATCTCATAAACAACTATACCATCAGTATTTATTATATGTAATTTTCCACTTACATCCTTATTTGAAAAAACTTGTATAGTTTTCTGTACTTCTCTCCTAAAGTACAGCTCCAAATCAAACTCACTTTCTCTGCTTACCTCTATTGTATCCGAATAAAATGTCTTTGTTTGATCCTCATGTTTAAATCTCAATTTCAAAAGAAATGTATCACCAATATACCTAAATCCAAAATTCCTTTCCAACTCAGAATCAACAACCTGGTGGTAATATTTTGTATTCCAATAAATATCTCCATGATTCTTTACCATTGCCCATATCTCTTTTAAACCAGAAGACATAGATTCAAACTTTACTGCCACTCCACAAAGACTTCCATCATATTTAACAAATATATCTTTCACCTTTGTAATACCATCTTCCGGCGGGTCTTCCGGCGGGTCTTCCGGCGGGTCTTCCGGCGGGTCTTCCGGCGGGTCTTCCGGCGGGTCTACATACTCCGTTACCGAGTAACTTTCATTACCAAAATCCACATAAACGGTACAATCATTATACACCATAGTACACCGTCCATGTCCATCAGATGAATATGATATTGGTGTTTTAAACCCTACCTTCTTATGGATATCGGTAATCATTTTTGACCAACTAACATCACCCTCCAATGCTTCACGGGCTATTGGGTACCCTCCCCATAAAATCTGCAATAACGCATCATTTTTTGGCATATTATGATAAGTATCAACATATGCACCACCTGTAATTGCACTGCCAGCCACTAATGGAATGAATGGAATACACCTACCATTCCTTACATTATCAAGATGTTTTGTCCAAGGTCCATGAAAAAATGATCCACCTAAAATTGGCCATATCCAATCACATGGATGCTCAGTAAACCCAATAACCCCATTAGATGCAAGCCACCTATATGTATCCTGTAAAGCTTCAAGTGCACCTTGCCTTGATAAACTTCCTGTCTTACTATCACCATAAATACCATGGTCATGATACTCTGAGTAACATTCTAAAAGTTGCCTCCCACCATCAAGATCAATATAAATTGTACTAATATTAACACCTTTATCCTTCAAAAACTCAATATTTCTTTTTAAAAGATTTAAACGCTGTGTTGGACAAACCTTTGCAAACGGACCATTACCACCTTTCCAATGTGAATGTCTAACCTCTCTTCCATGCACATCCAATAAAACTATCTCCGGATATGTATCATAAATATAACTATTAATAGCAACGTCATCGTAACAATCGTAAAAATAAAGATAATCTCCAAAGGCATGAATTCTATTTGCCATATCAATAAAACCATTCCAACCACCTGCTTGTTCATTTGGGCCATTATAACGCAAGTCATAACAAGACCCACCATCTGCAAGTTCACCTTCATGCCACTCTCTAATATGAACAAGCACTTTATACCCACTTCCTAATTGATTAGAAAACCAAATTGCTTGCTCAGCAACTTTATCGAAAGTAAATCTAAATCTCCTCTTCCACTGACCATCCACCTTATTAACTTCAGTAATATAACGTGTAAATACTACGCATTTTTTAATAGCATCCCAAGGCGGAATCGGATACTCTTTTTTCTTCTCATCCAACGTTTTTATTAAATTATTCTCTATTAAAAATTTCTCATATATCTTAGCAGCAGTATTAAAACACAATTTATCCACAAATTTATACACTATTGTTCCACCTATAAATGACCCCATACTTGGCAACCACCTTACTCCAGGATACACACGGCCATCTATTGTCTTGCACTCGAAGTCAAAATCAACACTATCTGTCATAGCAACAAATCCATTGCCAACTGTATTATCTATTATTCCCCACATACGATAGTATAACTCATTACTATCGTACAATCTTGCATAAATGTTCACATCAGTATTAAGTGGTCTGATACCACCAGTACCTGAATATTTACTCGGATCTATTAACATATTCCCCCACCCCTTTGACGCACCAATGGTCAAAGGTAACTCAACATCCATAACAGTAACTGATTTATTATATTTAATGATAAGTGTACCATCTTCACAAGCAACTATTGTGACTGATACAAGCAAACTGCTGCCATTACTATAAATAAAAATATCAAATGAAGTACTATCTGTATCTACCAATAAGGTGGACGATTCTATAGTAATATCGTCTATTCCATACTCCATACCATCTACTGATCGTATCAAAAAATTACCACCAGACACCCATGTATTACCACTATGCACTACAGTTAATAAACATCTCGTACTGTCAAACGTCACATCAAGACTACCTCTTATCATAATCCCTCCTTGTATCTAAAATTTTCATCACAGCCAACCTTACATCGGCAAGTGACATCATTTTTATTCTTCCTTTAATTCCTATATGTTCTAACAATTTTGACCTCTTCATAAAATAATCCATCTTCATAATCAAATCATCTATCGAATCATATAAAATAACCTCTTCACCAGTAGTAAATACAGAGTCAATACCTTTAACTCTTGGTGTAAAGCATGGCAATCCTACCAACATCATATGTGTAAGTCTTGCAGACCAACATCTTGAAAGATTCCATAAACCTGATACTATTAAATTTAATCCAACCGTTGAGTTTAAGTAATAATCCCTTGTTTGCTCATAGTTTACTGTTCTCTTCTTTTGAGGTATCCCATAATATTTATCCCATTTATTACCAACCACAGTAACACGATGATGTCTTAATACTTCCTTTAAATATAATTGTCTATCATACTTTATTTTATACTTCTGTAGATGTTTCTCATATACATTCCCAACAAAAATAATTCCATACCTTCCTGTCTGTCTTTCTCTGTTCCAAAAATCTATTGCAGTCGGAACTGGCATCCACTCAGCTCCTGGATAATCATAACTGTAAAAAGATTTATCCATTAACTGTATAAGTTTCTTTCTGTAATCTGATGATTTAAGTGCGTCTGCATAAAAATGAGTTATCACACAACCTGGTAACAACTTCCGCAACTCCATTATTTTTTCAATCTTAATCCATTTTTCTACCGGTTGTGCGGCAGAACTAAAATGAATATGATCTGGCTTTAATATTGCTATTCGTTTTGGAGACCATGCAGATGTGTTTATATGCTTAAAATTTGTACTTTGCCTTACAAACTCCTTCTTTAAAAATACATTATTACTTAATACCAAATCTTTATTTATGTATACTACCTTCATTACTACCTCTCACTAAAGTAAAAATTTTATAATAACATCTTTTAAACCACTTAAATACAAAATGAATAATATAATATAACATAATAAACAAACCTAACTTAAGTAGTAATAAAACTTTATATATTTTTCTCATTGCTTCCTCTCAACACTTAATATTTTTCTAACTAAGTTTTTCGGATTCCAAACAGTAGATACAAGATGCTTTCCTTTTGCGGCTATTCTACGTAACTCATCTCTATTTGTCTCATCCAAATAATAAATAACCTTTAATAATAAATCATTAATGTTCTTATACATAATGACTTCACCATATTTAAACACTTTTTCTAAGTTAGGTTGGTATGGTGTAATACATGGAAGTCCTGTTTGCATCATGTGAATTAATCTATTAGAAAAGTATTTTGTATATTTTCGTAAATCATCATGAACTATATTCAATCCGATCGTCGAGTTTAAATAATAATTTCTATTCTGCTCATACGTATTAGTTGGTATCTCATGCCTTATACCAAATCGTTTCCATCCAGATCCAACTACGGTTAATTTTGTCCGCCCTTGTAATGCCTTTAAATACTTATGTTTTGTAAAATAAATACCTCTTTTTCGCATTATCTTTATATGCTCCTCTGAAGCATGTCCAATATATATGATACCACATAAACCGCCCCTTCTCACCCCATTCCAAAATAATGGATTTGACGCCGTTGGTAACCACTCCTGATTACTGTAAAAATCTGTTGAACCAAAAGCTTTATCCACTAAACCATTTAATACCTCAAGTAGTTCACCTTCCTTTCCAACACCACCCCTATATGAAGTGATCACTGTGTTTAATTTAGCACTATTTAATTTATTTCTTAATTTCTTAATTTTATTTACCGGCATCCACACACTTCTTGGCAACGCGTCACTTGCAAAATGAATATGTTGTGGTTTAAAATTTACTATCTCATTAATATTCCAATTATGTTTTGTTAAGAATAATATATCTGATGCCTGGTTTAAAAATTCTTCAGCCCAAAACCTATGTGAACTGGCTTCATTCTTAAAACTATTAATACAATTTATAAACACTATTCTCATCAATACACTATTACTTCTCTTCTTAACTTAACCTGTATATCTTTCTCAACAGCATCAGCAAATAAAAGAATGTCCTTGGCAGTTGCACTACCTTTATTCAATATCCAACCAGGTAACATTGTAGGCATAAGTAACTTGTCTGTTTCTAAAACCTGTATATCTAATATATTTTCTTTTATTATATGATAATCCTTCCAAAAATTACCAAACCTTTTATACCCCTTACACCAAAACAATTGTGCCCGTCTAACATTTTTTGCTAACCTCAATTTTTTTTCTATTACACTACTACTACCTTTAGTAAGACAAAATGTTGCGTTTACAATTATATCATTACATGGTAAACTACACTCACGGTAACGAAACTTCAACTCATCTTTAATATACATAGTAAAATCTTGTGATCCACCTCGTAATGTGGTGACAACTGCAAGTTTACTACTTATTGGATTATTACGATACATTGCTGCATTTCCAATTATTGCACCACCAACTGTTCCATATGCATAAACAGCCCACTCCAATCCAGTATATCCCATTAATGTGGTATATTTTGCAAAAACGGATAACAAACAACCAGCTCCAACACAAAAAATATCACCATACTTCTTTATCTCACTAAAGTTTCCTAAACTAATAAATGGGATATTACTTTTATCAAATGTCAATAAAATATTTGTTCCGCTACCGATGCACCTATAATGTCTATGTAAATCGATAAACCTTTTTAATTCATCTAATGACTTGGGAATATATAAAGGTGCACTACCACCTATTCCAATAGATGTATAACCGGCCAATTTCGTTCTTCTTCTCTTAAGCTTTTTTGACTGCAATTAATGATACCCTTTCTTTTACTGATAAATAATAATTATACCGCATACCTTCATTTTTAGTGGTATAAATGTTTGCAACCAAATTACCACCAAATCTAATAAGTTTTGCAGCACCAAGTATCGTACCATAATTCTTTACAGACCTTATACCACAATAACTTCCATCTACCATATCTTCAATGTCTCTTGTTATTTTCTTTCCATCTATTGTCTGTGTTATATAAACTATCATCTTTTCGTATCATGGATAAATGATATATTGCGCATTAAATCAGTAACAATACTATCCGATATATCCTTTGTTATATTTGCTTCCGGGATAATTATTCGAGTACTATAAGGTTTTACGTAATCTGGATTTGTAACACCCCAAAAATATCCATTTTCTTTATGTACATAACTATTCGTCATCTTTGCGCTCTTTATAAAAAGCATAACGGATGGTATCCTGTACAACCACGGAACATTGCATAAACCACTATTAACAGTAATATGTCCTATACACTGCTTCATCGCAACAAGTGTCTGCCTTATATTATTTGACTTTCCAACAAGATCAATTATCCCAGTCATGTTACTCTCAATCAACTCTTTATAAAATATTCCTAATCCACCCTTCTTCCATGCCCTATTGGCAATTGCAGATAATGATCTATTCTTCTTATCCACTTTTATTACTCTTCTCTCATACTCATTACCAAAGAAAGCTACATTAAGTCCATTAGCCAATAATTTTTTTATTATACTTTTCCATACTTTTATGTCTATTGTTTTGTGGCTTGAAAAAAAACTTATTCCAACTGTCATATTAGGAATATTCCTTATTCCCCACTCAATATCTTCAGGCATGCACTTTGGTTCAAACTCTTCTTGCAATAATAAATTTATCGGTAGATGTACCTGGCGCAAAAACTCATATATCGGTATACCACCACTTTCTTTAAACCGTGTATTATTATACACCATTTCCCAAGGATTCGTGTCATATATCGGTAGATTTGTCCAATCAGACAACATATTTTTACCAAAAAACTCACGAAGGTATCCTCTAAAAATAGTTTCCTCCTGCCGCCACAATACTTCATCAATGTACTGTGATGTTGACCATAAATCAGTCGCTATTTTCTCATCATGTGAGTTTACCCACAAAACAATCTTGCAACTTTTAAAAATTTCTTTAAAACTCTTTATCCGTGTAAACGTATGCCCTGTAGCTGCTGTATGCAGCATGTCACCAAGACCACCCCCAATTCTAAATGCTACCTTAAATGGTATTGATTTTGCCCATGTATTACTTCTTACCCATTGAGAAAGCTCATATTCTTTCTGCAATCTGTATACTCCTTTAATTTCTGGTAACTTGGATATTCTATATATCTAAAATCAACAATTGGAATATTTTTACTAAACCCGTCTAATACACTACTCAAATTAAAATCACCTGCATTAAGATTTAATACTTTAAATATTATTTGTCTTTTCACTTTATTATATCTCAAATATGCTATTTTTTTAAATTTATGATATACAACATTCTCACCAAAATAACTTACTATTTTTGAGATATATACAGAAACATCACTATACTTATTTACCAGCACAATTACTAATGTATTATCTAAATCAAAACTGCCCTGGATACAGGAAATATCAAATGTTGTTTTTCCACATCCTCTTTCATTTCTTATTCCAAGAGCAACTTCGTGCAATCTATTTAAATTTATCACTTAGATACTCTCCACTCTTTAAAAAACTGATTAATACTGCCATTCCAACTAAACCCCCCTATTTTATCCTCCATAAGTATGATACTATTATTTTTTATTGAATTTACTCTTAGTATAATATTTATCTTTTTATGCCGCCATGTACTATAAAGTTTTGGAAAGGTTTTAACCTTACTACTAACATCTATATTTTCTACTCTGCCTGAGATTTTTTTTAACCTATCCAATAAAGTCTTACTAAGCATCACTAAAGATAGAACGTCTTTATCTTTTTCATATTTTTCTATCTTATCCAATATAATCTTCTTAGCATTCAAAAATCTATCCCTAATTATACTTATGACAAATAAATTTTCCTTGCGATGCCCGATAATGTCTGGATAATCTTATCTTGTTCTTTTATAGCATACAAGCTCCCTCTACACCTATGTAAACTACTGATAACTGCTCTATAAATCATACTAATATTAATATTATGAAGCAAATTATATGTACATAACTCATTATCCTTTACAATATCTTCATAAAATGCTTTACACTTCTTATCATAACCAAGTATATTCACAGGACATCCATTACTAAATGCAATAATATTTGAGTGTAAATATACTCCTATATGGCACATACTCTCTGAGTAAAGTTTATTCATTATATAAGGCGAATTAGTTAATGTAAATTTAAATTTTTCCTTATCATCTCTAAATTCTTTTCTATTAACCAAATCATTATAGGAATCATAATCTATATCTCTATGTGCAATAAAATTAATATTAATATCAAACTCATTTAATACCCTTCTTAATATTTTTGCATAACACACCACCAAATAATCATGCACACTACTTACATACTTTCCATGCTTTCCAAAAGATATAGACACAGACATAGGACTATCAGTATCTACTGAACTACCAAATAAACTACCCATTGCAAGAACAGGACAAGGAATATACACTACATCACTAATTCCATTACTAAGTAACAAATTTTTTGTTTGATTATCCCTAACCCATGTAAACTTAGCACGCCCAATAAGTTTTTTAATATTGGCTATTGTTCTTTCCTTTAACTTGCCATAACTTGAGTATTTAAAATTATCGTTACTACCAACCCCAATAATGTATAATGGAATTTTTATTCTATCAAAAAACTCAGGTCTACAATTAAAATAAAATCCTGAGTCAAACTTATGGTTCACAAATAATCCACTACCCCCTAAGATAACTGCATCAAATGTATTTATATAATTAACTGCGTTACATCCGACTTTTTCCTTTACTGATATTTCTGTAAACGATATTTTAACCATTGACTGCCTAAATCCCTGTTTAATGGCCTCGGCAATCATATCATCACCTTTATTATCAGAAACTACTCTTAGCAATAATATTTTTAGCATTATTACTTAAACCTCCTCTTCTATTATTGTAAGATTTTGCAGTTTAAATGCCTCATCCCTGGTCATTAATGAATGATTAACAACCATTCCAATATTATTCCCCAATAAATCTATTTCTGTACAAAACTCAACAACGTATGTATGTGTATATACCCCCTCACTAATAATTTTTCCCTGTACAATACCCTCAGGAAAAATAACATAACATTTATCTCCTATATTCCACATCTTTATACCCTCAAATCTCCTCCGATTTCCAATCAAACTCACCACTACTTATTTTAAAGTAAAAAACGGGTATCATCACATCATTTACATCCGAAAGCAATGTTATTACTCCCATATGCATCCCTTCACCTTTAATGGATTTAGGATCAACTCTAACCCATATCAACTGACTTTCACCAGGCTCTATTTTTCCTTCAGCTGGTTTTATCAAAATCCAACTATATGTCCCAGGTAAATACATCACCCATCTAACAGTAACATCAGACCAATTCTTCAAAGAAAATGTTAATGGGCCGACACCCCTAAACTCCAACTTCGTTACTGACTTCTGTAATGGTGACATGATAACTGTCTTCCTAATTAAAGAACAACCAGGTAATAATAAAATCAAAAATAAAATACCTATATACTTTTTCACAACGGACCCCTTAAATTCTCAATACAAATTACATCTGAATTCGTCTTGGAATAAATAAACTCTATAACCAAACTATCCCCTCTTAAAAATAGATTCCCACCACCTATCAAACTAAATTCTTCATAAACTAAAACACCAGAATCCTTCTCATCAAAAGTTATTATCGTCTCACCATCATTATACACAATATCCAAAGTCAGTGGTTTAGTTATATTACTATCACTTAATCCTTTGATATTATGTACTATACCCAAAATAAGGCTTATTATCAATACTATCATACATAATGTTAAAGAATACCGTCTTAAGATCTTCTTAGTTATTGCTTCCATTACTTATCATTCTCATTTAATTCTTTTACAATATCAATTATATCTCTTTTCACCTCTTCTTTTAATAAAAGAAGCTTATTAAAAGACTCTCTATCAACTTTTGAGGCAATGACCATTGCAACTAATACTTTTTTATTTGGCATCAATGAAGAGACCGTCGTAGAAAAAACAAACATAATTAAAAAAATCCATTTTAACCACCTCGTCTTAAAAGCAAAAAGCTCTCTCTCGTCCTCATCTCTTCTCTCTTCACTGGCAAAAGAATATGTATTAATAAAAATACGGACCAACAAAGTTATTCCTGAGATAATACTAAAAACCTCGCAAATATCAATCCAAATATCAACCTGTCCAATCAAATATACTAACCAATAATCCATTTGTTTTCTCCTTTTTATTTTTATCGATTCTTACGCAGCTCTGAAACTTTCTCCAAGACTGCGGCAGATGGTAACTTAGAATATGTCCAAAAATTCGGATGCTTTCTCAAGTGCCTTACAATTCTCTTTGCTTTATTCAGTATCCAACGACATTGCTTCGTGTACCGCTGTTGGCATGGTTTATTTTTCCGTCTCCCCCACTTTCTATTTTTCTTTCCTGCTCTTGCTGGCATTTAACTTCTCCATTCTAATTAATTCTCTTTTAATATACCACACTGCTTTTTTTAAATTCTCTTCTATATTTTCTTTTAACCCAGCCCTCCAAATATACTTTACTGCGTTTCCAAGATTAAAATTCATACGCTCAACTACCTCTATGCATTCTACTCCACTCAGGTTCTCATTATAATGGTTTGGATGGTCAACCGAATCGCAACATATACATTCTAAGGCAAAAGATGAACGTGAAAAATCTATATTCCTCCAATCTACCCATTTATCATTCTCAAAAATACCCACCTCTGTTAACTCATCATTTTCCATTATACCGGAGAGGGAAAAATACGCTCTCAGTTCATGTGCACATAAACCCCATACTGCTTCCTTATAAGAAGAATACGATCGCATTATACGATACTTTTCATCCTTATTCTTCCCATGATTTTTATGTTTTATATGAAACATTATCTATTTTCTTCTCCTATTATATCACCTACTAAATACTTTTCGTATAAAATATCATAACACCGAAACGAACAGTATATGGTGTCGTTCTTCACTACTATTTTATTTCCACCAATAAAAGATGCATTTTTATCAACTACAATATAATCACAATAATGTACCTTCATCTCATCTTCATTAGCCAGATAATGAGGCGTACTAAGCCAATCAAGTAATAATCCTACTATTAACACAACTATGACAAAACTCACTATTTCTTTAAACATACATCTCTTTCCATTTATTTATCTCCTATACAACAACTACCTCTAATGCCCAAAACGAGAAACCCAAGAAGGTTCACACCCTCTTTCTACATAATAATGCCTTGCATATGCAAGGACATCCGGTATTACTACCGGCCTTTTTGCCAATTTCTTCATCTCTCTAAACCAATAATAATCTGCGGCAGTCCCACCAACCTCCCTACCAGTCTGTTGTGGCCATGGCAATGCCTTCAATAACTCATTACTAACAGCATAACTACAAGATGCAACCTCTCCACAAGTAATCTTAGGTAGATGCAAAGATGCTGGAATTGATCTACCTAACCAATCACACCAAGTACGAAAAATTATAAAATCATGATACTTTATATATTTCTCAAGTGTACTAATAGCATGGGGGTATAAAATATCGTCGTCGTCAACATACATTCCAAAACCACCCGACATTATACTAACAGCAGCCTTTCTCTGTGGTCTCCCAAAATTATGTGGTGTCTCTTCAATACTAATCTTTATCTTTCCTGATGAAGTTTTATATAAATTAATATAATCAGAAAAATATCTATTATATGAGCAATTACCATCAAATACTACTACCCATTCCCAATTAGGTGATACTTGGTTTGCTAACGAAATAAACAAATCATGCAATACATTTCTTCCAATTGTTGCGGTTAATATACTAATCATAAGTCTCCCTAAAAAATGCTTTCAACAACGATTCCTGGTCACCTTCATCCACCATATACACAATACCTTCACTCTTAAGAAAAGTTACTAAATTTAATCTTGTTTTTTTAAAACCAATTCTTCTAATTGTCTCAATATATTTTACCTTTCTTACTCTTTTTCTACCCCTAACTAACTTTATAACCCTAACTCTACCAATAAATATTGAGTTATTTAATCTTCCAATAACTAATGTATCAGGACTTAATGCTTTAATACAATTAACTGTCACTCGTTTGCCTATTTTGGTTTCCTTACTTCTTTCTTGCATTCTATACTCCTTCCTTTTTTATTTGGCAATACCATGAAAAGTTTTTTGTATAATTACTATCCTTTATTATAATACTGATAACAGGCATTTCTTAAAAATTTTTAATCTTCATCCATTAATGTTATAAATAAACTGCATAGCTCATCTACTTCTTTATTAATGGATATTCCATACTCTCTAAAGGATTCAATAGTATCAAATTCTTCCATCACATACCCATATAAACACATAATGTTATCTTCAAATTGCCCATAACTTAGCAATGATGCCTGGTACATTTCTAATGTATTTTTATACGATAAAATAATACCGTTAATACTTTCCCTATCCATTTATTTCCTCGTTAAATAAAGGTCATGGTTACCGACATATATACCCGTTTGTTCTCTTTTTCTGACATCTTTAATAAACGTATCAACCGCTTCCCTAATCGTCTTCCCTTTTTTTAACTTAGGTTCAAAAATAGCATTTGAAACTACCCACCATCGTGGAACAATCTCATAACTACGAACATCCGCATAGAACAATTTATTCTTATCAAAACCAACTTTTGGATAATGTGCGGCTATAAAAATCATTCCTCTTGGCCCAAATAAAGAACATGCTATTCTTGCACCTAACTTCCAATGATTATCTTTTTCAATTTCCTTACTTAGATAATCTCTTCCAATATGGCCTATATCATGAAGAAAAATACAAACTATTTCCCAAAACTCTGGCCATTTTCCATAGATTTGATACCATCTTATTAAAATAGAAATTGAATGTACTATACTATGGCAACCAAACAAAATACTTATTGTACCTTGTGCCGTAATATATTTCCACATTCTTTTTAGCATTATTCTACTCACTAACCTTTCTGGTTTTAATTAGCATCATTCTTCTTGAATACCTAACTTTTCTAACTACTTCCTTTCTAAGTTTTACTTTTACCAATTCCCTCTTTTTAATTCTCCAAAAATCTGGTAAAGGTATATGATGATATCCAGGACACGGAATTCTCGTGCATAATGATGTATCGCCTAATCCAAACATAAAACTCCTCCAACTAAATTTTTATTATAAGAATATCAAATCCATAATCAAGGCAAACCTTAGTTGCTTCTATTACATATCCAACTATCCAGGACACATACCTTGCAATCCACCATGATACTGCAATACTTTGAAATAATGCAAAATAATTAAAATTTAACTTTTTCCCTATATAATCTTCCATAAATATTTCTATACCTTATACCATACAACATCATACTCAAAAAAATTTCTTATTACTTCAAGTTGTGGAATAACCTTATCCGACATATAACTAAACCAAAATACCCCGGATAATCTATCACTAAATGCCAACTTTTCACCCAAAATAGTCCTAAATAACTCTATACAACCAGTTCTTTGTACAACAAACTGATTAAAAGGACATAACGAACAATTGACATCCCTTAAATACAAATCACATATAGATGATCTAATTTTTATACCCAATAAATCATCGTACACCTTTACAGAAAATACTGGGTCATATCTTTTTATGGTAATACTTCTAAAATTACTCGGTAAAATTAGCTTAGTCATCTTATTTACTCTTTAGTAATATAATTAATACTTTTATCACTACCTCATAATTTTTACATATAATGCGGTTTCAACCCGACGAATTTGTTTTTTATTCTTACTACTGTTAAGTCGTAGCAGTTCCAATTTTTTCATGAGATACAAACCATGTTTGAATTTCATTTTACCACCCTATAAATAATAATAAAATAAATGGCTGAGTAACAGCATACTACCCCTCACTCAACTAATAAACAATAATTAATATCATAACCTCCCTACTACTACATCTTGAAATTTTTGGGCCTCAGCCTCACCAAAATAAGTTTTTAACCAGACTACAATTTCATCGGTTGATGTATGAGAATCAATATATTTTACACCAAGAATTGTATCCAATTTATGGTACACACACCGTCTAAGTGCCGGGATAATATAAACTGTATCTGTAACATGAATTACTTGCTCATATGTTTTCATTTCTCATGCCTGATTTAATTTGCGTTATAATTAATACCCCTCATTTCTCATCCAAAATATATGATAAAATTTTATCATACCTCTTTGATAATTCTATTGCCGCCAAATACATGGCATCCAATCGCTTAATTAATTCCTCATATTTTTTCTGCATTATTTTAACTTACCTTTTTATTTTCATTATATTATATTGCAAGAATCATCCCAAACCTTCTAAGAAAAGGAAGTTTTTTCTAACATGGGACAAAAGGCTCACACCTACTATATATAACTATAACATGTCATATAGGCACAAAAGTATGTAATCTATGCCCAATTCTTGACTAAAATGTATGGAGTATACTCCATACATTAACATGACTAAATTATTCCCATTCCAAATCCTGGTCACTTAAAATTTTATCCAAGTAATCATGGGCTATCTTTGTACCAAAATTCTTTTCCAACCAATCAATAATAACCGTTTTATCCAATTCTTTTGGATACCTTCTATAACCGACTATTGTTCCCGACGGAAATGAAACTACTAATAGCTCATGTTCCAATATAAAATGAACATTGTTCGTTATTTTTATTTTTTTCATAATAATTATACTATTCCTTATTGTATATTTCTTTCATCTATTCCAACTCCTGTCATTGGATATTCCTTCACAGCCCATGACTTTTTACAAAAATTCATACATGTTGATTTTGTTATTGATCTTAAAAAACCTATGGCATTTTTCTTTATTTTTCCCGACTTTCTTAGAAAATTATAGACTACCTCCGACACAATGTCATCAAAATAATAATGGCCATAGGAAATATACTTATGAAGTTCACTACCAACAATTTTTCTTATATCTTTTATCTCAAAATCAATGTTATCATAATTCACGTTAATTTGTTGTCTATGATAGCCAAAAATAATATATCCCCTTGATTTAATACGAGACCTCTGTGATCTTGATAAACCCGCCAAAAAAACATCATCCACATCGACCAAGTACACTTTTTCTGGTTTCATAATACATTCCTTTTACTATAAAACTACTGTATGTGTGACTAATTTCAAACTTTTTAGCATCATGTCAACCACTAATAACATTTGATGTGTTTTTGCAGAATGTCTAATTGCGTAATTGTATTGAATTGCGTTAAAATCATTTGCAGTCTTTTTTGCCAATCGCTTCAATGTACCAGGGGTATAATCTGACTGCCTAATACTACCACTAAGCAACTTATTCAACTTTGCTGCCATTACATCCTCCAATCTATTACTACTAAATCAATGTCGACCAATGAGTAATTCATCGCCCAAAGATTCAGCAAATGAATAATATCCATCACTACCTATTATAATATGATCAAATAACTTTATATCTAAAAAATCACCACATGTAACAAGTTTTCTTGTCATTTCTTTATCTTTGTCACTTGGCGCATTATTCCCGGATGGATGGTTATGTACTACCACCAATGCAGTAGCATTGCATAAAAATGCCATTCCAAATACTATTTTAGGATCAACTACTGTTTCCGTAATACCGCCAACATGTAAAATTGATACCGCTAAAACATGATTTCTTGAGTCAAGATATACACCAATAAACTTTTCAACTGCAGCATACTTCAGCTCACGTAAAATATTTACTATATCCTCAGGACACCCCACAGTTTTACTTGCCACTGTCTTATCCCGTACAATAACAGGTTCAACATATTGTAGTTGATATAATACTTCCACCTTTTTTTGTCTACTAAGTTCATTCATTTATCTTTTCCTTTTATTGATGTTACACTAAAAACAACATCATCAATTATCTCATCAACTGCATAATCAACCGCCGAAGTCCTTGCAACTGCCAAACCATCACCATCAACAATAACATACTTATTATCGGCAACCGTCACCCTGTATTTATATACCTTCTCCTCCGTATTAAACGAGCATAACAACGCTAACGGTAATGGTTTAATGATATAATCCGCCAATTTTACATTAAACTCAATAACACTTAATGTAATCCCTCTTGATTCCAATTCTGTCTTAAGCTCATGCAACATCGAACTATTATATTGTATTGTTAACCGCTTCTCAATCGAACTCAACTGCTGTACCACTCTATCACCTCATCCAATTTTATGGTTAATAGTTATTATCTAAATAATGTTGTAGTATCAGTCGCTTTAATATGTCAAGTTCACCTTGATCAAATTTTACTACTTTACCCCGCTTAGTGGAAATCTCAAATCGTTCCTTCAATAATCTAACAACAAGTTTAGACCTAACAGTAACAACATATAAATCTTTGTACTTACTTTTATGCTGTTGTACCCCTATATGATTATTAATGAATGTTTGATTATTCATCTTATCATACTCCTCTACTTTAACGTCATTGACCGAAATCTAACCTACTTATTGTGTACAATAACCATGCCCACGCCACTCCCCGACTTCATTATTATAAAGGTCAGATGGCTTCAATCTTCTGGAACTACAATTGATCTCAATGTATCTTTTGCAACTGTTCCTTTATTAAACTTGTCTGCTCGATTTTTTGCGGCTTGAATTAATAAGTCAAACTCTACTACTGACATCGAATTATATATTTTTTCTGCTGGCTCTATATATAATTCCATTTCTTTTTTACTGACCTTGCGTTTCATTTTAATGCCTCATATTTTAAATTGTTATTTTTTGTCTTTATTTTCATTATATTATATTGCAAGAATCATCCCAAACCTTCTAAGAAATGAGCATTTTTATTGTAAGGGTTTGCCGGGAATATACCGGCTCTATAAAATTAGTTGTTTATTTTATTACAAAAGTATGGAGTTTATCCCATACTTTTAACCAAATTATATGGGGTATACTCCATACTTTTATACCCACTCAATGTACTCCTTTGCTTTACTTCTGAGTTCAATTAATTGCTCAACAGCCTGATTATATAATGTCTTATGTATTATTATGTCTGCTTTTGTCCAAGAAAATTTAGGTAAACCAATAATGTCTTCAACAAAACCCCCGCAAGAACTATCAACTTTGCATAAATCTATAGGTTCACGAAATGGACAATTACTACAAACCAAATTACCTCCATAATCCTCGCATAATGGACATGGAATTCTAATGTAATAATTATTTGTTGAAAAATCACAAATAAGGTTTTTTGGATCAAATCTTGCCTCTAATTGTTCCTTATACTTTATAGGTATTTTTATTTTTCTCATACCATCTCCACTAACTATACTATTTAACCGTTCATATCCCTAATATTTTTCAGTACAACCTTTGTAAATGAGGCCTTGGTTAAAAACCCTCTTTATATAGCTGTGTAAGAATTTCTTTTACTTTTTTATCGGCATCCATTACATAAAAATTAGTAGTACCATATGCGGCATAAAACTCATCGACTTCTTTCTTTGTAGGTAATGTCTTCATTAAAAATCTCCTTATCTAATTAAGTACAACAAATTCGTCACGTACATAGATAAAACTAATTTCATTAATGATAACCGTGTACCAGCCAACAATGCCTTCATACTCAGTAACCATCCCACGGTAACCAGCATTCCAAAAACCATCTTTTATTTCAACAGTCCGCCCTACAATCTGTTCACCCTGTAACTTATCTTGGTTGACACAAATACTTTCAGGATCATCATTAAACATTTCTTTCATATCTAAATACCACCCAATACCTGTAAATATTTCATTAATTATATCCATAGGATTATCAACTACCTTATAATGTAATACTGCATTATAGCCTAATAACTTAACACTATACTTATTAGGTACAATAGTTTCAACATATATGTTCATTTTATATTTTCCTTTTTAACCCATCTAATCCATTTTTTGCGCCTCTACGTAACGGCTCTAATTCTTTTACCGTAGCTTTCTTATTATTTATAGTTAAACAATTTAGATATACTGAAAATGATCTATCTTTCACTATACCATCTATACTAACCGTCTAAATAGCATCCGTATTATTATCCGGACATTTACCATGAACCTTTTTATATTCATCCGTGTTGACTTTTACTTTTGACATTTTTTTAATTTCCATGAGACGTTTCTTAGTTAATACTACCATCCGTATCATCTTCATTCTCCTTCACTCTTTTTATAGGATACCTTCTAAACATAAACCATGCACCTGACCTAAATTTCCTATAAACGAGGTCGCCAACCATTCCTATCTCCGGATTACTTGCTCGTTGAATCCCTGTTAGCCACACCGCTGGAAACTCCTCTGTTGGATCATCATACTCATATTTTTGAGCACCATCACTCCTTATTTCTACCAGCTTAGCATTTTTTATTACTTTATGCATCTGTTTCTCCTCTTTTATACTCTGCAAATGGAGTCCATACAACATTACCAGTACTTAGTAAATAGGTTACTGTGTCTTTTCCCCAATAACCTGAACCCTCTGTATGCTCAATGCACTCGGCAAGTGTTGTTGGAAACCACTCAGCATCCGGCTCTTTATAACGTTTTAAAACAACTAAACTGCCCATTTTATCACCTCATTTATTATCCGACTATATCCTTATAGACGGTGGTCAGAATGTTTAAATTATTCAAAACCATTTTTTTAAATACATCTAATGTAAATGGACTTTGTTTATACATTATCGCAAGTTCTCTAAGGACTTTTTCATTCTCGGATTTAACAAGTGTTGAATTTTTTCTTTCTGCATAAAATTCATTAATTTCTTCTTCAGTTGGAAAATTAAACATCTCAATACCTCATTATATTATTAAATTAAATTAATGCAGATTGGTCCATATCCTGCAACAATACTCTCAGGGACAGTTAACAATCGACCACAACGACCACAATACCCTTCATGGTAAAATTTTACATCATCAGATAAATCATTCTTAGTTAGATGATATAAACAATAATGAAAAACACGAACACTTTGCGCATCTTTTGAAATTTTACTTTTATTTGATACTTTAAAATTAACTGAACCATTAACAAATACTGTTCCGAAAAACCGATACCCCCTTGTATTATTTGGGCATGTTAACACTCTTACCCAATAAATATCGGTTGACTTATTCGTTTGCTGATATTTCTTTTTCAATTTACTTATTTTATAAGTGAACCTATTACCAGTGCTAATGTTCTTCATGGTAATGATTGCATTACCCGCTAATATATACCGAAGAGCATTCTGTCTACTGATTTCACCTTGCATTTCATCACCTTTAAATAGATTATGACTGTTTCTGATCTTTATGTATTCCCTGCCAACATCTAATATTCTTCTTTCCTTATTTTTAAGGTATTAACTAAGTAATCTTTGTAAATCCCAATTAATAGGTTTAAATGCTTACACCACTTACAACAAAATAACACTTCATCCATTAATACCTCCTGAGTACACTACTAAAGGACTATGACATCATTTATATTGACATAGTACATCTACCAAATTTCAAAATTATGTGTACCACACCACTCAACATTAAATCCTGCTGCCGAAAACTGTGCCATGATTGCTGTGATAGATGCTTTCAGTTTGAATTCCGTTCTATTCCGCCATTTAATGTATGTTAACGTTTCACCATTTTTATTAGCCTGTGAAAGATGATTCTTAACATCTGTAATAAACAATTTATTCAAATCATCCCTTTCCCTCTGTGCTAATACTGCGTGTAATGCCTCTTTTATTTGTTCCCTTGTTACTGACATTATTCCACACTCCTTTTTTCCAGCCGATTGTATTTCATCTTATCGCTTCATTTATGGAAGTACATATATTTCATTAACTCCTTCTAACTCAGCTTTTTTCCTCGCAGCTTTTACGGCCTCACCATAAGTTGCATTTAATCCAAAATCATCACTACCAATTTCAAACCACCATTGGCCTTTGCCACGAGGTTTTTTACCGTGTGACCATCTATATTTATCAGTATTAACATATACTCTCATTTTATTACTCCTTTGTCTTTGTTTTCACATTAATATAATGCAAAAATCATCCCAAACCTCCTGGGTAATAGTAACTCCCGTTAATAACTCAGAGAGGACAATCACACTCACACATAAAATAACATATAGAGAAATATCCTTAACTATTGACCAAATTGTATGGGATAAACTCCATACTTTTACTTTTCTTGGTCAATTTCTATACAACGTTCCTTTAAGCCCCTTTTTTCAAGTTACTCAGTCCAAAATTTTACTTCATCAACTAACTCATCCATAATTCGCACAACATTTTCCGAACTTCTGACAGTAAAATATAATCCACGTGCTGCGCTCTCCAAATAAAATTTTTCATTTTTTTGAGTCACTCTAAACCTCAGTGTTGGAAACACCACGCCATTATCCAAATCTTTATGCTTTATACCAGGAAAATTAATCCTCATCCTGGCACTAATATATGCTTTATCAGTATTCGTCATTTAATACCTCCTGAGTATATCATTTAATAGGTGTAGTATCATTTTCATTGACATAGTATACCTTATCGTCAAGTGGTACATAAATTGACATTACACAAGGTGCAAAATGTTTTAGATATACTCCTATCTGTACCACTTCTAAATCATAGTCATAAAATTTTACTCTTGTTCCCGGTTTACATCTCATTTTATTACCTCATTTGTTTTTTTGTGCCATCGGTCGGAATCGAACCGGCTTGCCGCCTTATTACGACCTTTCCATACCACCCAAATGTGCTAACATTTCTGCCAGTTATTGGGCTTCGATGGCGGGTATTTTGTACTCATTTAACTCATTTATAAGGGGTCTCTTGCATCAACTGTGCAATCAATGCATCATCTAATAACCGTTGTTTGTGTAGCTTAGCTGCATAGGCAACAATTTTTTCATACATATCGTAACTATCATTATACAATGTTTTAGTTGCCGTTTTTCCAAGACTCCCGTCTTTGTCAGTAAACCTAATTTTGATCTTTGTATATTTCATTTTCTTACTCCTTTATCTTTATTTTCATTATATTATATTGCAAGAATCATCCCAAACCTTCTAAGAAAAGGAAGTTTTTTCCCTTATGAGACAGAGGACCCCTAACGACCATATATAACTATGGTATATTATATAAGCCGAAAAATATGTAATCTCTGCCCGATTCTTGACTAAAATGTATGGAGTTTACTCCATACTTTTACTAAGTCGATGAAATGTTATATAATTGAATCAGTTGTAGTTTTTTCAGGGTAAATAATACCATCGGCCACGGCCTCCAACAAGACCTCCTTTAAGGCTGTGTAGTCTTGCATTGCAGTGCATAGTATATAATTGGCCTTGAAAATCATCGTTTTTCTATCATAAGGTCGTTTTGTATATTTCATTTTGTCACCTCATTTGTTTAATTCATAAAAATATAGTGCAAAAATCATCCCACAAACACCTACTCATATAACTTATTCAACTTTCTCACTTCTCTTTCCTTTATATGTGATGATGACTTAACCCCATGATACATTACCAAGTATAAAACTCACATAATACCTCCCTACCACACTTAATCATACATACCCATCCAATGAGCGCCAATTTCTACTCACTACTAATCATAACATCACTCTGGAGAACCAAACTACCTTATTACATTTAAGTTAACAAGTGGCAATATACCCGACTTACCTCAACCACTCTATATTTTACACGACCAACTACCATTTATGCTAAAACATTCTTAGATACATGCCTGAATACTTGTACTATTCACAATAAGTAACAAAAGTGGACTAATCCGCCGTAACTTGCCTAAAATTCTTAAAAAATCCCATTGCCTAAAATTTTGATCAGCGACTACTATTCCTAATGGTAACCGACTGAACCACCAACCCTATAAAAATGCCCTCCAAAGCAAGTTAAGGCGGATTTCTAAGGCTAAAACTGCTACATTCCCTCTAAATACTACTATTTCCGCTAATTTCTACTGAATAACCGTGTTTTTCCGCTAAAAATGCCTAAAAATGCCTAAATACTCGGAAAGTTCACTAAAACTATCTAAGATATTGCCTGATTATATAGAAACTACTACAATATATAGGATTTTAAGATATTGTATCTATAATAAATGATATAGTTTTTACCGTACTTGGCAACTCTATTTACTATATACCACTTTTGCTATTGACTTCACGCTTATTGCATCTTCTCTTTAGTAGTGTGTCAACTTCGTATTGAAATCAACCTCAACTATGGTAAAGTTGCAGTACCTATTTGGTTTATTTGTCTTACCTGATCTTTTACATTAATATGCGGGGTAAGTATTTTCTTTGCTATCTCTGGTTTAATACTTGGTAGGATAGTATGATGCTGAGTAGGAAAGATTACTGATAACTCGATTAACCGCCGCCCCCAGGTAAACGCGGTTGGCTTTTTCCCCCTCCTCACCATGTCTCTGTCTGTTACTCCTATATCCTATGACTGCTATGCTTGGTAATCTTGGTTTTTTTATCTATACTTTTACTTGTTTTATTTATCTTACACTTACTCATTCCTATTTCCTTTCTTCTTATACATTATTTTCTAACTTTACTTTTACTTTACCATTACTAACCATCGGGCCAGGTATAAATAAAAAATAGCCAGCCGGTGCACCATCACTATACCTTAATTTTTTAATGGGCTACCAACTGACTATTTATCTGTTTAATTCTCTATATCGACTGGTACTCTACCAATTCTATTTTTATAAATCTTATCCATATCCCTATCTACCAGGTGATCTTATATTCCTTCTTTGATAACGTAACAATCTATCTTGTACAGGAGACCTAAAAACAAAACGTATAGCATCCACTAAAATTTCCTTTACATGGATATACTCAATACACTCATTTTTACAATACATTTTAATTATGTATAAAAAATTCTTTACTTTGATCAGCATTGACTACTCGCTATGTTTACCGTTAACTTTCTTTACCATCCAACTACTATTAGATGCACTATAATAGTATGACCCGGAAATATTCTTAGTGTACTAATGTCTCAATTTACATTAATACTACTGTCCGATTTCTATTAAATTTTCCGGGTCATGTTAATGAACGACCTAAAACTATCTTGTATAAGAATAGGAATAAATACAAATCAATATCTTAGTGCCTAATCATTTTTTTTTTACTTTAATTCATTGTTATATATATACTAAACTACGTATAACGTGCCGGTATATCATAACTTATCCAATCCATAAGTTTTTCTACAAAACTTACAAAATCCTTAAAATATAATCTTAGTGACTCTCTACCAAATGTCCATCTAATTTGCTTCTTTGCATTTTTCTTCAAACTTATTATCATCTTTTTCCCTTCTTCCATAGAAGCATTTGGAATGGAAAATCCATCAAGGTTAAGTTTAATTAATATCTTACCATCAGTATAATCCTTCTTTACATTAGCAACTACAAAATGCGCACAATTATGCCCAGTAACAAATGGGCATAATTGACAATATCCTAACTTACGATAAACCTTACATAAAGGACATTGTCCATCAATCCGCCTAACTACACCCTCTGTATAGATTAATAAATTCTCATTAAACCTTCTTTTTAACTTGCTTCTAAAATAAATTGGAATCTTATACATTACTCTACTCCAAATGTTAAACATCGATAAGTTCTCTGCCTGGTTGGACTAACACCATCTTGCCAAACATGATTCTTAGGTAAGATAGTTTCTTCTAAATCACAGGAAAAAAGTAAACACTCATCATCCTGCAAAAATGGACAATGCTCACCACAGGTTCGATCATCTAAGTCATCTATTTCTATGCTTATATTCAATTTCACAAAGTACCCCTACTATTTTCTATAACCTCACCATAGTTCAAGTTTATCAACTCTATCCGGAACTAAATCACCAAACCACCAAGTAGAATTCAAATTCTTCAAAATATCCACCGTATCTCTAACCCCCTCAAAATACTCCTGATTTACTTTTGGGCGACTATCATCAGTATTCAACTTTTGAAGGTGCTCAAAATGGTATATAGTCAAACCAAAAACTATAAAATAAAATAACTTTGTTATCAACAAAACCACAAAAGATTTGATTGCAGTGTCTATTAAATCCTCCACTTTTACCCATCTTCTAATCAGCAAACAAACTAACAAAAATCCAATACTCATACCCAATAAGAAGGTAGTCATCTAATCCTCCAATCTATTCTGTCCATTCAAAATCTCTACTATCAGATAAATCGCCATATTTATCGCGCATTTTAAACTTTACCAAACGTAAATTCTTCTCATTATCCCCCATATCTTTCCGTATATCTGAAAGAAGTTTATTAATTTCTACCATAAATTTTACGCCTTCATAATCAGGTGTTTCAATTTCTAAATCTATTATTACTCTCATTATTTTATCAATCCAAAAATAATCGATTTACATATTCTTTTTAATGTCAGAGATAAAAGCTGCCTACTCTGTCCATTCTACCACAACTCCCTTATCTTTCAAAACAGCCCATGCATCCTTTTTGTATTTAACAGGAATCTTTATCATTTCTTATCCCTTACTACAGTAAACATTTTCCAAGGTATCATTAATGTAATATAACCAACTGGAGATACATGAAAGCAAAACTCACCATCTTGATCAACTATCACTGTTTTTTTTGTTTTTTCTGCCTCAACTAATGCATTCTCAATGCTATTAATAAGTTCATCTATAGTATATTTACATGTTTCATACGCTGAAATATACCTGTGTAAATGACTTATATGAATAGTATTCCTATAACCTATTTCGTTACGTTCTACATGTGTAAACATCCTATCCTCTCTATAATTTTATTCGGGGATAAACATCCAACACTTAACATTGGATAACTCATCATTTGTATTAATACCATACCATTTATTAAACCTATACATGTAAAAACCAGATGTATAATTATTACCATCCTTTACAAATACCCGGATACTCATCTGGGAAAAAGGAAATCCTTCTATTACTGGTGGTAAACTCTCTTCAACTAATTTCCAATCACTCATTTTTTCACCATTTCCATGTCCAATATATCTTCAATTTTTGGTAATGTATCATCTACGGGATTTTTTATGCAGGCAACTTCAGTAACATCTATTGACGTAAAAACTCTTCGTCCATCAACATTCTGTATGTCATTTACATTAGTCATAAATCCAATTGGCATGGATCCAAATAATGTACCGGCCAACGAATCATCTATATCTATATATAAACCTTTTCCTTCGCCAATTGCCTTCAACTTACCTGTTCCAAATACAGAAACCTTATTAAAATTATCTGTTATAGATACTTCCTTCCCATCATTTTCTTTCAATGAAGTTGGAGTAAATGATGCGCCCTGAGGATCAACAAAATTCTCTCTCTGAACAAGTATTAACATCATTTCCTCTTCAATAAAGATTTGTTAGATTTATACGAATAAAACTTATCCCAAAGTGCTTTTCTTCTACATTTATCAAAATTAGGAACTTTAACCATGGCATTTTCAGTTGCTCTCCTCAATGCCAATTTTCTACCAAATGCCCTATATAATTGATCACTCGGATGCTTTACTGCACGACCTTTAAATATAATCTGTTGGTTATACTCCGCATTTATCTTATCATAATGAACATGCAACTCACATTCTGTCACCAATAAATCATCAATATAAAATGACGAAAAATAAAATTGATCTTTTTCCACAATATATTTCCTTATATATTAAAACAATTCTTTTTTAATTACTTTTATCCTACTAAATGTTACAGCCTTTAATACCTTATAATTAATTGTTGGATATTTAAATTTTTTAACCATATTCCATGATTCTTCCCTCACTAAATCATAAAATATCGTATTCAACAATTGTTGGGTAAATTTACTACTCCACCCACCATTATCACTACATATCTTAGCATAGACTTTATCGATAAGATGACGAGAAACAAACTTCTCAACTATCATTTCTTCCACAAAGGACTTATCCACTTTTTTCTTTTTTCTGCGATTTTCATGACTATACTCATCCCTAACTAATTTTGCCCATGTCGTCCTTCCATACCTATTGACAAAATCATAATTTTTAATGACAATACCTTCCCCATACCCCTTCTTCATTAAATATGTATTTTTATCAAGATATTTTTTCACATCATCAATTGTTGGGTCAACCAACACACCAATACATGGAATAAAATCAATACCAAACTTTACAAGGATATCCTCGTATAGAATATATGGCAAATAGGTTAGTGTTGAAGCACCGACTTTCAATATATCAAACACATAAAACTTTCCCCATGCAGAGTCAAGGTAATCCTTAATAGTATGCAGAACTAACCACTCACCATATAACATGAGATTAGGGTATTCTTTAAACAATTTCATGAATCTAATATTAGTAGAGGTGGATTTATAAAATCCTCTATTATCACTATGAATACTTAACTGCCTTCTTCTACTGCCAGCCTGTATACCATTATTATACCACAATGATGAACATGTACCATCCAACTTTGGAAAAATATAACATTTTCCATTGAGAATTCCCTCAACTTCACTGTTACCCAACCTCTCAACGTCCTGATATGGGATAAACATATTATTTTAATCCTCCATAAAAATTTATCTTATCACTTCTTCCAATATGCCAATTACCACAATATTTACATACATAATTACTCAGATTAGTTTTATGTATCAATGACATTCTAAGGCCGGCCAATTTAGCATCAAGTTCATCATAAAATATTTTTTTTCTCTTGCACTTTCTAATATAATCACTATTCATCAATCCTCCCTTGACTATTATACCACTTATTTTCAACACATTAAAAATAAATATAAAATATTATAGTCATTACCCCAATACTGCATCTACAAGACCATACTCATAGCATTGTTTTGCATCAAACCATAAATCATGCTTTAAGATTTCTTCCAACTTTTCCTTTGGAATTTTTGTATATTCCAAGTAAATTTCTCTCAATATATCCATAATTCGGTCAAGATTATCCATATTATCCTTAATTTCATAATATTTTCCAAATGAAAATGAGGATAACTGATGGATCAACATAAATGCATGCTTATAAATATATCTTTTACTACCAACAATACTTAAAAGAGTCGCTGCAGATGCACAACAACCATCAATTACTGTATTAATTGGTGTATCCTTACGAACTGCCAATATCCTATCCATACCAGCCAATCCTTGAAACACACCACCACCATAACTATTAATATGGAGATAAATCGGATATGGTTCATTTGCTTGGTAATCAGCCTGCTCTGCCATATAACCAGAACTTTTATTTGTTATCGTCTTATTTAAGGTTAGAATAGATGACCTATCAATTTCCGAATAAAAGAAAATTTTATTCCCAGATACTTCCAATACTGTCGGTTCTTCAATAACTACCTTATCTTTATTATTATTATCTAATGTACTACTATTAATATCAAATGGTATCATACCTACCTCCTACCTCTCAGTTATAAATTAGTAACAAATTCTACGAACTTATAAAATCTTTTAATACTTTCTTCAATATCATATTCCTTTATCCATTTATCAGATACACTCAATACATCTTCTCTTATAATTTCCTTTTCCAGGGTATGTAATCTATTTGCTAACCTACCAAGTTCCGTAAGATTTTCGATCGTCATACTTGGAAAAAGTTGCTGCTGATAACCTGTACATGAAAATCCAACACAAGGAATACGTAGTGCAGCCATATCTCTTGGAATTCTACCAACTGATCCTTTTGTATCAAAATAAACACAGAACTTACTATTTGAAATTATCCTATAAAACTCATCCTGTGATACTTTAGGAAAAATTTCCTTATGTATTTTAAATTGTTCTATCTGCGGACGTTGGTTACCGATACGGTAATCAACCATCTTTATAATTGAACCAGGAGAATTTTTTTCAACAAAAGCCACCGAAGAAGAACACAAATGATCACCAGCAACAAATACTGAGTTATCAACATTCTTGCTACAATAATTCTTTCTAATATACCCAACATCTATAGGAAAGGATAAAAAAACAGATCTATCACTATGCTCGGGAACAAATGACTTCCAAAATCTATCACCATCAGGTCTATTATACGCATAAAAGTCACAAAACTTAGCATTATGCAAAAACTCAGCAATAGGCCAATTTCCTTCACCCGCATTAAACATACTAAGTAAATAGGAATCTGCATATAATCCAATTTTTTTCTCTGGAAACCATGTCTTTAGCATGGATATAATTGAACTTGCGTAATTAATAAATGACACTACTATTATAATGTCATATTTACTAAGTTCATTATAATGTCTATGGCTTGGAACACCATAAAACCCGTCCAATGGTACTATCTTTATATACTCAGTCCATGAATGAGCAGGAGTTTTTGGTCTATCTATCTTTCGCAATGGGTGATCATCCACTGGACAAATCATCGCAACCTTTTTATCCAATAAATCAGTATAAAATTTATTTTTTCTTATAACAAAGGTATAAGAATCATACTTTGGATAGTGTTCACAGTGCGCATCCTCAAATTTCTTTATACTATAATCATTTACCATGGTACACTTATTGACAGCAATAACAATATACCCACCTGCAATACAAAGAGAATATATCTTATTTGTATCCATATCAGGATCGTAGTCAAGCATTAGAACAATATCAAAGCCACCTTTTCCATATTTTTGTATATGGCCTTCTAAATCTTTATAGAAAATATCTGTTACTTCAAATTTGTCAAATAATCCAAATGTATTACCTAATATAATATTAGTTGCTTGTGTGGTAATGGTTTTATTCTTACCATAAATTAATAATATTTTTCCTGTCACTACTTTATCTAAAACTTTTTTAATATCATCAGTAACTACTGATTTAATAAATGACATTATACTCAACCTTTCCTCTTTTGTTTTTTACTTGTAAACACAACAAATTTTCCTTTTATGTCTATCCTTACCAAAAGATTGTACCTTTTCGCAATTGATCTTGCAGTCTGTGTTGCCTGTTTATTTGGTACTAATTTTCTTAACGACCTAAAAGTAACTTTTACTCTACCCTTATTTTTTACTATTACTATTATTTGTCCTACTGTCACTTTTTATCTTTATCCTTATATTTTCTTTCTCAAACACAAAATCAAGTTCAAATACATAACATAAAAATTCTAATAAAAATTCTATACTTTCATTACAGACCGAACACTCAAGAAATACTTCTTTTGAAACAATAACATCGCCTTCAAATCGTATTTTTCTAAGTAATCCCAATACCACAGGTTGTAATTTTTTTATATCAAATAAATCTCCGGATTTATACTTCAATATCTTTTTTATTTTATTCTTAGATAAGTGCATCTAACTTTTTCCTAAGTGTAGATAATACCTCATTAACGGTTATACTCCGCATACATTCTACCATCCCATCTACTAATCTATGAGAACAATACTGACTGCCCCAACATGGACAACTACTCCACTTAATACCATCCTTTTTCCTTCTTTCTACTACAATACATTCATTAAAATATTTGCCGTAAACAAGACCATCTTCGACGCCAAAAATTGCGACAGTTGGTATATGTAATGCGTTGGCAAGACAAAACATGGACGTCGCCGGAGTAATAATAAGATTCATTGTAGCAGTAAGATACATCCATTTTCTAAGATTACCTCTTGTATCAACATCTATAACATTACTCATTTTTGGCTTTTTCATACCAAACCTAAATACATGTATATTATTATACTCACTTTTTATTCTATCTATAAGTTCAATCCATCTATGATCAAACCAATCCTTAGATGGATGTGATGTCTTAGTCATTAATCCAATAAAAATCTCCTTATTAGAATAATCGTCAATAAATTCTTCCTGCAATTTTTTTTCATTATTATAAAAGGTAATATTATAGTCATGGTTTTCTAAATTAAATCCAAGATATCTTGCCCAAATCTCTGACCGATGTAAACTAATATTAGGTAAATGCTTATATTCATAATTTCCAGCCTTATTAGTTGTATCACCGACCCAGGCATACTCATCCTGATCTATTAAATCTATTGGCAATACAGCATCAATATACGGATGATCAATAACTAATGAGATATATTCCCTCGGTAATCCATAAGTTATTTCACTTCCATTAGACAACTCGGCTATCTGTTTAAATAAAGGCCGTGTATTAATAATGTCACCAATACCACCTATCGATCTTAGTATAAGAATTTTTCTTTGCTCACTGCAAAACTGTAGCAAACCAATCTGATTATCACGTACCATTATCACCAATACTTAATAAAATATATTATGATGTCTTCAACACAACGGCAACTGCTTCAATTACTATCATAAAAATAACAAAAAGTGTTGTTCTTATCTTAAACTTTGAGTGTAATTCCTCTAACTCATCATCATGCTTCTGTAATTTTACATCATACAATACACGGATCTCAGAAATAGCTTCGTTAAAATCTTTTAATATATTTGCCTTTAAAGAATCAAATAATCCTTTTACCTCTGCCTGTTTAATGGCTATTTGATGGACTTCGTCAGCAATTAAACTAATTCTTTGATGTAACTTAGTACTTCTTTTCATTTTCCATCTACTTTCTCAATAAATTTATTGATTAAATCTTGCTTGGCACTATCCAACGACTTTATATCATCAAGCACTGCAATCTTTATCTTTTTTATACTATCTTTTTTTTCCTGAATATATTTATCAAATGTCTGTAATGAAACAGAATGTACTATTCTTAAACAGCTCAGACACATAACCACCACTTTTCCGTACCCTATGTCTATTGATACCCTATGTGAGGTAATTTTTCTACAATACTTACAAAAAATATTTCCCGTAACTTTTTTTGCAGACTTTTTAATATTTTTCATACTTATACCACCTTCCCTTCTGTGATTAATCTATTTGAAAACTCTCTGCAATGGTATACTGCTGCTGCAACAGCATCAGAAAGATCCTTTGAACCATTAACAGGCTTATCAATTTTATCACCACTTCTTACTAAACCAAGAAGCTCATTTCTTAACTTCTCAGAAAAATAACATTTGATAGACTTCTCATATAACCCTCTTCTCAACGAAATATATGCTCTCATATCTCTATCTACTGAAAATAAATCAGCAATTATCCCACCTTGTCTTAACTGTTGTATACTATCAAATGACTGAAAACTGTCGTATGTGACAGTGACATTAAATCTTCTTAAAACAAGAGATTTTACTATTTGCCTAATTTCTTCAAAATCTATCTCACCACCAAATAACTTAGGCGATAATGACTCGGCCAAATCAATTACTGTTCCCCAACCCTCTTGGTGAGCAAGTGCAATACCACAACTACAATGGTTAAACCCAAGATCAATATGCGCATGGTAATAACAATTTTTCTTAGGTAAAAACCACCGGTAAAGTACAAGATTATCTGTTATTGGTCTACTAACTGACTGATCAAACATAGAATCAACTAATAACTCATCTCTTATAAATCTTATTGATTCTCTATGTGTTTTTGCACCAAAATCTCTATGTGCCTTACCAGCATCTTCCTGGTAATCTGGAAGGAAATGACTTGGGATAACAGTTAATATTGAGTCTGAATGAATTTTTATACTTTCAATTTTCATATAGTGAGCACCTCAGCGCTCTCGGAAATATCTTCAATAGAATCGAACTCATCATCTTTCTCAAGGTTACTAATACTATCAAGAATATTAACAACACTTAGATCAGCATCGGCCCTTGTTATTCCTAATCCAGGGTCTACTACCTCCAATGTCTCGTCAATAACATAATCACTAACCGCTTCAGGCTTATAATTATACATTAAATTAACCAAGTACTGAACCTCCTCAAGACATAGTTTCTCAAATCCATCTATTTTACCAAACACACACTCAATAACATCCTTTGCCGAACCAATTATTTTTTGATGCCTCTCATCATAGACAAAATAATCATTTGCATAATATCCTTTTGGTTTTGCTTTCCATAGTGGTCTTCTTATCCAAAACATGTCACCATTGGATTTTAGTGCTTTTTCCCTCATCTTCTCAGTCAAATCTTCTACCAATCTCGGAGATGTACAAACAATTAATAAATAATCCATAAATCTTGATCTTAATCTCTTCAATAATGAAAGGTAAACATTTCTACTTTGATCCATATCATCACCAATATGAAATTTAGTCATAAAATGTGCCGCTTCATCCAATGCTGCGGCTTTTAACGTAAATCCTATTGGAAGTGATTCCTGTGAATTTCCAGGAATAGCAAAAATATTATTAGGAAATTTAAGTTTTGAATGGACTTTCTGATCTGGCTTAAAAAATTTATTAAACCAAGGTGACATTCCTATTAAACTTTGGATATCATCAAACAACACATCCTTTGCCTGTGTTGCTCTAATTGACATATTAATAACAGCAATTTTTGTTTTTGAACGTAAACCATAGTATCTTTGTGGATTTTTTAACCTCCCTAATTTAAATAACTCATAACACAACGCAAGAGCCGTCTTTGTTGATTTACCAGCACCTATACCCTCCACCATAAATGCTTCTCGAACCCCCAACTCATATATCTTAATAAGATCGTTTTTTATTGCCGGCCAAATCTCATCACCACTTCCAAGATAATTTTCATCTTCAATAAATTGCTGAATTCCCACCTTATCACAAATATAAATATTATCTATTACTTCCTTATAAAAAATCTCATCATCCAACATCTTTCTCAATAGTTGTTTCTCAGAATCAGTAAGATTTTCTACCTCACGTCTAACACTCACTAATAACCTCTTATTTGTTTTATCCTTTTAGCAAGAGATACTACCTTATCAACTCTAACACCATCACTTGAAAAACTTAAATCTTGCTTAGCAGTAATCTCATCCTCAGTAACAATAACGTCCATTGAATTTAATGCTTTATAAAGATTTAACAGTGTACCTATCTCAAACCTTGCGTCAGATATATATTTGTCCTTACTTTTTTTCTCAAGTCTAAGTAAATTATACAATCTATTCTCTTGTATTGCAGACAACTCTTCTATTGCGACATATACTGAGTTTTTTCTCAGTTTGTTTCTTAGAATTAAATGATATTTTAATAACTTTGGATCAATATATCTCTTTACATACTTTCTTATAGAATCGGCTGTAATCTTACTTCCATGTTTTAAACGAAGTATTCTGGCTATCACCTCAGGGCTATAACCTTGAAGAAAAAACTTAATTATTTTCTTAAAATATTCTGACTTTGCTACCATCCCTCTACCTTTTGGGATCATTGCTAAAATAAGTTCATTTCTTTTTATTATATCACTCATTTATTAACCTCTCAATATCAGAAACATCCAATATATTTCTCTGCTCAACTCCAATTACTTCTGCCATTGATGAAATTAATAATAACATAGTTATATTACTTGGGATTAATGAACGAAGATTAAAATCAGCATTACAAAATTCCGTAAATAACTTAGAAGGTATACCATTTTTTAATTTTAGGGCTAACTTTGAGATTCTTTTCTTTCTTTCTAATGATCCGTTTATTCTCTGGTAACACTTATATTTTGCACTTACAATATCAAGTAACGTGTTTGATAACGACTTAATCATATTTTTAATGTCACTTCCTTTATTTATCTCATTTACAGTCAATCTAAGTGCATTGTTTACACTTCCTGAGAATAAATACTCAAAAATACTATCAGAATATTTATTAGTTACCAATCCATATAACTTTACTGTATTTGCCACACTTATTTCAATTGTTGATAAATCACTCAATACAGTCAATGCATTTCTGACTGATCCATCTGACAACTTACTTATAATTTTCAATGCCTTCTCATCATATTTTAAATTTTCTTTACCTGCTATATCTTTAAGTAAAGAAAAAATATCCACATCAGATACAGGGTAAAAATCATGAACACTACTTCTTGATAAAATTGTCTCAGGAATCTTATCTTTTCTTGTTGTACAAAAAATAAATACGGCTTTTCCCTGTACCTCAAGCATCTTTAAAAACACCTGAAATGCCGTATTACTTATACTATGTGCTTCATCAAGTATAAAAACCTTATAATTAATAATTGGTTTATACTTTGCGGCCTCTGATAAATTTCTAATATCATTAACAAGACCATTGGATGCTGCATCCATTTCTACAACATCCATTGCAGTATCTGAACTAATACTTTTACATGTATGGCATTTATTACAGGGATTATACCCAAATTCTTTATTCTCACAATTTATAGCCCGTGAAAAAATACGTGCTAACGTTGTCTTTCCAGTACCAAACGATCCAGAAAATACATAGGATAAGCATATGTCCTTTGTTTTTACCATATTTTTAAGTATTTTTACAGTTACTTCTTGTCCAATTACTTTATCAAATGTTACCGGTCTGTACTTTATTGCAAGATTAACCATTTTTTAACCTTTTTATTTTAGTACTCCCATCTATAAGATTTACCTTATACTTAACATCGGCTATGTCTAATAATTGTTTTTTATGTGTAACAATTAAAAGCTGTAAACCTGTTTTTTTTACTATCATGGCAATAAATTCCATCAAACGTTCAAATTTATTCTGTGATATCGCAGTAAATGGTTCATCTAATGCTATAAATTTTCGTTGTTTTCGTGTTAATACACAAATCACACGAAACAAAAAACTCATTATGTCTTCAACACCGCCACCCCTTGACCCACAGATATCTGTCTTCTGTTTAGAATTATCCAATGACAATTTAAACCTCATTGAACCAGACTTTGCAGAAGAAAAGTTAAAAGAAAATTTTACATTCTGCTCTAAAATATAACTTAAGGCATACGACTGCATTGCCTCAAGCCTACTATGGATATCCGTAACTCCCTCTTGTGCCTTCTTTAGTACGGAAAAACTCTTTTCTTGAATCAATAATTCTGAGTTAATTTTTTCTAACTCAACTTCATGATATTTAATACTCATTCTCATACTATTATACATATTTAATTGTTTTTCTATTCTCTCAATAGAATGTTTTAATCTATTTCTCATCTTCCTTTTCCATTGGTAAAATTACTATCTTATACTTATCGGCCTTTATATACAAAGGTTTAGAAGATCCCGCATAAAATATCTTCACATTCTTAGACGATAACTTATTTAATGCGTCGGTAAGATGTTTTAAACGAACACGAATATTAATACTAATTCCTTCTAATCTTACAGGTATCTTAGCAACACTTTTCACAGTATTACTTACACTTTTTACTATTAAATGTTTACCATTGGACACAATAATATCAACTGGTGTTGTAGGATCCTTATAAATTGCTATATCAATTCTACCAAGTGTATCAATAAAACGTTCTCTATTTACTTCGATATACATGTCATAATCTTTTACTAAATTAAGTACGGATTCCTTTATATCAGGAAAATTTGCATTATACTTCCTAAAATAATACACATTAGACGGAAAAAGAAAATATGTATGACTTTTAGAGCTTATGATAGAAACGTCTTTATCATCAAAAATGTCTAATAAAGTTACCAATGACTGTATAGCAACCTCAGGAATGGCTAAATCAAGTTTTGTTTTATACATACTACATCTAATACCATCTGTCCCAACCAAATATCCCGAAGATGTCGCAAGCTGATTTAACTCAACCCTTGCCATATCTTTACAAACAGAATACGAAGTATGATTAATTGCAATATTAAGTTCATTCGTTTTTAGTACAACTTTATTCGTATTATTTTTTGGGAATCCAGGAAATTTAGATTTTTGTTGTAATAACTCAAATTTCCATTTTGTACTTTTATTTACTATTTCTAACTTATCAGAAGTTTTAAATAATACATTATCTTTTGTATGACTTGAAATTTCTTTTAATACTAAAAAATCTATTACTACTTTACCATCTTTAATAATTGATACATCACATTCATTTAATAGTAACCCAACTGAAGTATTCTCTCCAAATACCTGCAACTTATTACCTTTTGCATTTAAAAAAATATTCCCATGTCCTTCTATCATGCCCTTACTTGCCAATATTGGACTAAATTTTTTTACTATACTACTCAATATCTGGCTATGTATTTTAAATTCCATCGTTTTCTTTTACCTTTAATAAAATTTTATCAGCAACCGATATTATTGTTCTAATCTCATTGTTATTCTGCTTAATCTGAGCTGCTATATCATCAGTACTAATTAATCCTGTCTTTTCCTGCAATGCTTGTAGTTCAACGGCCAAAGTTTCTATCTTAGTTTCTAATATATTCTTCCTGGTTTTTATTTCAAGAATTTTCTTTTTAAGTTTATCAATGTCCATAAATATGTCTTTCTATATAATTCTTAACACACGTTTTAACAGGGTCACCTACATCTTCATATACCCAAGAAAAATCTATTGTATCCTTTCTTGTCATACCAACTTCACTTAAAAACAAATCTACCTTTTCTTTATCCAACCGCTCAATATCATATAACTGTTCCTCAGATGAAGATATGACCTCGTGAATTGGTAAAACATTTTTTAACTTATACTGTTTTACCGTAGCCTTATTTCCTAAATAAAGAATTGGGATCTTTATTTCTCGCTTTAAATCTCTCTCAACCAACGATCCTCTTGATAATGCACCAAGATTAACAAATCGTATTCCATTAACTGCTTGAATACCATAATCATTATGGTGATGCCCATGAAAAATATAGTCGACGGTCATCTTTATCTGTGAATACTTAAATACTGTTCCAAATCCCTTTACACCATCAGGAATAAATGGTGCATGTGTTGCGAGTATATTATACCTTGCAGAACTTTTCTTAACCTTATAGTATTCTACATCATTAGAATACTTCCAATGCTTTTTAAATAACATGCATGAAGTATTCTCACTTTCAATAAATGCGTTATTCACATTACACAATCCCGACCATATTAATGATCCCATTGGTTTATACCTAATATTTGCCAAATTACCTACATAATCATGATTTCCAATAACTGCATGAACAGGACATGGGCATTCTTTTATCCAATTCAAAAACCAATTTAATGTAAGGTAATCCTCATTTCTCCTATGAAAAATATCACCTGTTAATACTATCGCAGTACTACCAATTCTTTCTGCAACCTCCTTTATTTCTTCTAACTTCGCACAAATTTCTTTAAAATATGTTTGCTTCCTTTTTGCAGGTGATGTCAATGTAAGGTGTATATCATTTATAAACATAAGTATCATCTTATTAATTCCCTTACAATTTTGTTTATCTTCTTAGTATCTATACTTGACAGGCAAAATGGGCAAACTTTTAAACCATCCAACTTAACTTTTAAATCCTTTAATGCTTGCTTAAAGGATTTATTTATTTTACTAAGATTTTCTTCAGCTAAAGACAATCTCTTAAAAATATTTTCTACCAATACACACTCATCATTCTTTGCACTTATCTCATTAATTTTATTATCAACATTTGGTAATTTATTAACTATTGCCAATTGTTTCTTTAAACTTTGCAATTTACATCTAATACTCTTAACATGTTTAGTCAACTTTTCCTTTTCCAACAATACAGACCGCTTTTTAATGGCTTTTATATAACTATCCTCTAACTTACGAACTTTTAATAATAATTTCTTTAATACTAAAAATTTTTTTGGATCATACTCTTGTTTTAACCTCTGTACCTCTTCCAAATGAAATCTTCTTTTTCTTTTAAGCTTCAAGATCTCACTCTGATTATCATAAGTAGCATTGGTTAAAACATCAATACCAGTCAAATTGCCTATTATTCTATTAGCAGCGGATGAAGATGTAGAAAGTATAAAAGGTGATTGTTTTTGAGTAGCTATATGAGGAAAATACACTTCTTTTTTAATTCCACTTATAGGTTTCATGTTTAGTCCATTTATTACTTCTACTGGTAATGTACGACCAACAGAACTATACTTTTTACTACCAACTATATAAGAATTTATCCTTTTACCTTTCACACAACTTATAGAAATATCATCAAAAAACAAGTGAGTCTCAGAGAATTCTTTATCAAATGTAACATGCTCACCTACTAATCTTCCTGAACTACACATATCAATTGCACGAATAATTGCTGACTTACCATGGTCAGTCTCGCCGGTAATTACTGTAATATTACCAAGTACAAACTCGATATGCTCTAAACTCTGAAAATTTTTGATTACTACTCTATTTAACATTTTCTCTTCTCTTCAATTCTTTTAATACTTTATCAACAGATACCTTCTCAAAAACTCCAGCACCATGTACAAGATATAAATAACCTTCCTTAAATGGAGGTGCCATTTTATTTTTTGCAGCAATCACTTTAATCTCACTAACTACTTCAATTTTTTGTGATAACCCATCAATATTTATATTCCTTCTAATTCCCTTCGTTCTTACCATCCTAAACCGCATAGATGCATAAAATTTTACAGACTTTCCACCAGGAGTTGTTTCTTTTCTACCATATCCCATTGTCTGTATTTTTGATCTTATCTGATTTATAAAAATCAACGTTGTATTTGATTTACCTAATTTCGATGTTAATTTTCGAAGTGCATGAGATACTGCTCTTGCATGGACAGCAATTTGTGAGTCACCAATATCACCCTCTACTTCTGCCCTTGTTGGTGCCGACGCAAGACTATCTAAGACAATTAAATCAACTAAATTATTAGTAATAAGTGCATCTATAATGTCCCAACCATCTTCAAGGCATTCCGGTTGAGAAAATAAAAATTTATCCTTTGTACAAGATACACCATTTATCCTTGCATATCTCGTAGAAAAACTATGCTCATAATCAAGGTATAACGCAACACCACCAGCTTGTTGTACAACCTTTATAAATTTTAATGCAAGTGATGATTTTCCAACACCTTCTGAACCAAATATCTCAATAAGTCTACCCTTCGGTAAACCACCAATTCCTGAGATTGAGTTAAAAGTAGGTAAACCTGTTTTCCATACATCATAAACCTCGACCATGTCATCAGTTAACCCTTGGATAATATTTGGATAAAGTTTATTCTCTAAAAATGAAATACATTGATCAAGTTCTACCTTCCCAACACTATTCTTCTTTTTACTCATATAAATCAAATTGCCTTTTTATTACTAATACCTGCTGAGGTGTAAATTTCTTTGATAATCCTTTGGAAATTAACTTTATTGCAGTAGGTCTTACCCTATTAATTTCCCAAAGCATTGCGGCCCTTGCCAATGCATAGGCAGCAACAATATCTTCTTGATACTCATCAACATTCCACTGCTTTCTAACCCTTGGGATATATTCTTTCCATTTTCCAAGGTTTCCTTTATGTATAAATGACCTTAACCTACTTGGTGGCATAGAAATTACTGTATTACCATTATTTATTAAACTACATACAATCATTCCCCATCCTTTAGCAATCTTCATGGCATTACCAGGACTCCTACCGGCAAAAACATCTTCAATCATAATAATATTCCTTTCACCACAAGTATCAACTATAGTATCGGCCAAATCCTTAGTCCTTTTAATACCTTTTCCAGTAACTTTAATCAAAGATGCCTCATATCTACCATCCGGACACAGTATAACTAATCCTGTCTTACTTAATGAGTAATCAATCCCAATAAATTTTATTTCTTTTTCTATGATAATACCTACTATTATACTAAAAATGAAAAAAACCAACCAACCATATATATATAATACATGGTTGGTGGTTAAAGTAATGTCTACTATAAATTATCAAGCAAGTCATCAAGTTCGCCCGAGTCATTAATCTCATCATTGTCCTCAAGGTTATCACCCGTATCGTCACCAAACAAATCATTCTCAAGCTCAGAAACTGAACTATCATCATCAAGTTCTGAGAAAGATTCATCTTCTTGACTACCTTCCAAGAATAATTTTGCTTGCTCCTTCAATGTCAATGTTCTTGCGGCTTGGGATTTTAAATCAATATCTGATTTCTTGACAAGTTCAAGTACTTTTTTCTTTACCTTTGCATTAGTTGCAAACAAACACTTCGGTGCAACATCAATATCAATATCTTGAAATTTTTCATCTCGTTTTGTGTTACATGTGGTCATTAAATCAATCTTTTGCAGACTACCATGAACTTTAGCTTTTGACCTTAATGTCGCAAACTTATCGTAGCCAAATACCCATGTTTTTAACTCCATCTTAAATGGTTTTGATAACTTTCCGTCAGACTCCGTTGAGTATTGTACAACACGGGCAACAAAACTTTTAGTCGCCTTTAAACCTCTACTACAACCAACACACTTTCCTGATTCTTTTGTACATACGAAATAACTATTTTTATAATGCCGCATTACAAGTACAGCATTTTTATCGACAATAAAAATTCTATCCATTTTACCAGCTTTCACCTTATACTTTGTGCCAAACTGATTATCATCTTTTACAGAATCATCATCCCAATTTACTTTCATATCGTCTCCTAACTAAATATCACCGAGATCGAGATCATCTAAACCATCCAAGTCATCGTCATCGTCGGAAATTTCACTACCATCATTATCATCTTCCAAACCAAGATCTTCCAAACCAAGATCTTCCTCAATTAAAAGATCATCATTAACATCAGGTTCAATTACTTCTTCTTTTACTTTTTTTCCTTTTTTTGCCTTGGTTTTCTTCTCAGCCGCAACTTTCTTCGTTTTTTGTTTCTTTGATTTAGCTTCACTCTTCTTGGTTTTCTTCTCAGCTACAACTTTCTTCGTTTTTTGTTTCTTTGATTTAGCTTCACTCTTCTTCTTTTTCTTCTCAGCTACAGGTTTTTCTGCCTTCTCTTTTTTTCTTTTAGCCAACCTATCCTTCTTTGGATGTGTTCCATCATTAACAGCAGTTATTAAGGCCGTACCTCCCTTAATACGAACCGTATTTCTTTCACCAACCTTACCAAACTCAGACTTAAAATTATTCCAATACTTCTTTGCTGCAAGTTTCTTTACCTTTAAAGTAAACAAATTTCCAAAACGAAAAATTCCTTCTTTTGGTAATGTAACTAAAATATCTTGCATCAAAGCTCTAACAACGAGCTTTACTGTCCGCCTTGGAATATTAAGCTTCTTTGCAATTTTAGTTATTGATCCATTGATTTGTGACGCCATTTACTTTACTCCAAAAATTATATTAATATTATTTTAATTAAATGATACTTTTGTATCCTTTTTAAACTTATTATCATTAATTCCAATATTTCTACGAAATAATTCTGCGTTATAAATAAAATCCATATCTCTTCTACCATGCCTTAAATTTTCATGTACTAACATAGCAACCGAAATAAAACTTTTTATTCTAATAAATAATGCGGATATATCATCAATTTCCTGGTTAAACTTCTTAAGTTTACTCTCTGCAATACTTTCTCTTTCACCCTTACTTTTTCCACCTTGTACTTCAGCATCATTTATCAATAAATAATCTACCTTTTCTTTCATTATTCTTCGCTTAATAGTAAGAGAACTTTCAATCTTATCTCTTATTATAATCGACCTACCAATAACCACTATTAAGCGTTGAATATTCTCACGAATACTAACTACCATATCTGTAACTTCATCAATATTATCTTGCTGAAGATTTTTAATATTAATCTTAAGACTATATATCTCAGTATACCATTTAGTTATTCTTCTATCTATTTTTTCTATGAAATCATTTTTTTCCATACAATACTTCTTTCAATTTTTTTACATCCTTTTTAGTTAATGTTCTTGATGCCATACCAGCCTTAAGAAAAAGATATACTGATGCCTTTACCAAACTATCAACGGCACCCTTAAAATTTTGTACCAACATATCATCCGTAATCCCTATATCCTTTAACTCAAGTTCAGTACTTAAATGATTTGATGCAAAGTCAATACCATACTCAGGTCTTTTCTTAGTTATTGTTATCTTCATGTCTTATTTATTATACCCATTTTTATTAAAATTTATAACTATTTTTTACCTATAACTGTACAATCCAATGTTTTTTTTATTCTTATTATTGAGTCATTATTGTAATGACACCTCAAATTTATTAACCGCCCATTATACCCTAAATAACCAGGTACTGAACATCCATTATTAAAAGATTGCAAACGCTTTAGATACACAATATCATCTTCAGTTAATGTATTAAACTTAAAAACAATTCTACTAAACTCAGATAAGTTATGATTAGTATTAGGTTTTTTCTTTTTTACTTCTTTAAGTTCACCCCATTTATTTCCAAACTCTGAATCAATTGGGATACAAGGCATCTTTAACATCTTTGTATTTATTGAGAATTCCATACATTTTTTAAGAATAGTCGTTGCGTCCTTAAAACTAATCTTATTATGAACCTCAAATAAAATATCATCATGTGTTGTTGCGATTAAATAAATATTTGCGGAAATCTTCTTCAAATATCTGGCACACCTAATCAATGCAATTTTCATTATCTCAGCGGCAATTCCTTGTATCCTTGTATTTACAGAAATTCTTTCTGCATAACTTCTCACTTTATCAACTTTTGAATTAATGCCTTTAACTAACCGCCGTCCACCATATGCTAAGTCAACATACCCAAGTTTTCTTGCAATTTTTATCTCACTTTCTATATAAGATTTAGCACCTGGTAATATTCTAAAATAATCAGACAATAACCCAACCGCCGCAGCAACACTTATACCAAGGTTAGCTGCAAGACCATATTCTGACATACCATATATAATACCAAAATTAATAGTCTTTATTCTCTTTCTTTGCTCCTCAGTAACATTTTTCTCCGGTACTTTTAATATCCAACTTGCCATTTTGGCATGGATATCACCACCCGACTCAAAGATATTTATAGCCTGTGTTATTTTAGCCATATAACAAAAAATTCTTAATTCTATCTGACTATAATCTGCTTTTATAAAATAATGATCCTTCCTGGGAATAAATGCGTTTCTAATATTTAACGCACCAAACTTTGGTAAATTTTGAAGATTTGGTTCATCAGAGGATAATCTTGTTGTACCAGTACGAACAGGGTTATAAGATGTATGGACTAATCCATCAACTATATGTTTCTGCAATCCTATCGCATACGTACCACATGCTTTATCCAATTCTGAGTAATATAATATTTTTTCTACAATTTTATGTTTCTTTTTTAATGGCTTGAGATACTTCTCAGCAACTGATGGTCTTAATTTCTTTCCAGTCAAACGAGTCGGCGGTAACCGCAATTTATTAAAAAGAACATCTGCTACCTGATCATCAGATGAAATATTAAATCGTTTACCAGCCAATTTATAAATTTCTTTCTCAACACTAAAAAGCTTTTTCTTTAATGACTTCTCAGCATTCTTTAAAAAATCTACATCCACTCTTATCCCGCGTCTTTCCATCCGTCGTAAAATATCTGTTACTTCATTTGTAATAATCACGGCTTTATTTTTCAACAAATCACTTCTATTCTCTTCTATCCAAAAGTATAACTCTAATGTATTCATAGAATCCTGGCAAGCATACAACTTTTTAATATTTTTAGGTGCAGGAATAAATCCACCAAACGCAGTCTTAAGGTCAGAATATTTAATTGTCTGTCTCTTTAGTAACTTTTTTGTCATATAATCAAGGTTTACTTCACCATCTGGATCCATATAATAACATAAAATTATTGTATCAACTATAACAGATGTAAACCCAAGTTCATCAACATCAATACCCTCATTTTGAATCATACATAGGTCAAATTTTTTATTGTGCATAACCACGGTTGTGCGGAACAACCTACAAAGAAATGACTGTAAATTGTCTATCTCACTTATCGGTATCCATACAGATTTAATTACATTATCAAGAACAACTGATAAAGATATTCCAATAATTCTATCTTTCATCTTATTTAGTCCAGTAGTTTCGGTATCAAGACTTATTGGAATTCCCTTAGACCTACCTAACATATATTCTACAGCATATCTACCATCGTCAGTATTATACTCATAAAAATTTGCGTTATATAACCACGTCAAATTCTTTCCACTAAAAAAATATTTCTCCATACCAGGAAATAACATAAATAACCTTCTACATAAAAAAATCTTTACTATTTTTTAAATAACTAAAATTTTTTACCTTATTACTTTCAGTAATGTCAGCAACAAGTCTCTCATATGACTTAATTGTATGAATAACACCCATACTCTTAACCTTAGAAAATTCTTTATCATAGTCTAACTTTTTTAATACAGCAAATTTTCTTAATGACAATTGGATAAAAATTTTCTTTGTCTTTACATAGTGATTAACACGGCCAAATCTTTGTGGTGATAAATATGTAGTGCTATCTACTGAGTACCACGGATATCGTTGTATTAAATTCCAATTAGTTGCACCAAAACCATGTACTTTTATATCAGGTCTATACCTTAATATAATTGACCAAACACTATCCAACCATATATTAAAATTTCGAAGACGTTGAAATGTACTACCAATACCAATATAACTTACATCCTCATCCAACATCATCCTAAGGTATTTAATATGTTCATTATAATGAAATACAGGGATAGAATTCAATCCATGCACTTCTTTCATGTACCGATAATTATCGATACTTTGCTGTGGATTTCTAATAACGTCAAGTGCAGCATATACTTTTCCTCCTACTTCCTTAATAAATTTACAATAATTATCTAAGTTTATTTCCTTATTAAGATTAAATGCACTAAACGCACCACTATCAATAAAAATATTTTTATCTATTGACTTAAGTTCATCAACACAATTCTTTGCATAATGATAACTAATAAGAATATTTTTTGTATTATCCATTAAAACAGGCCATTTTAAATACCACTTACCACCAGCAACAAAATATATTCTCATTTAATTATCTCCATAAATTCCGCCCTAATTGGTGGGTTAGTCTTAAAGATACCAAGTACGGCACTCGTTACCATCCAGCCATCCTGCTTTTTTACGCCTCTTTGAACCATGCACAAATGCTTTCCATGGCATACTACCATAACACCTTTTGGTTTTAACATATCAAATAATATATTGGCTATCTGAGATGTTAAATTTTCCTGAATCTGTAAACGACGTGCATATATTTCTATTAACCTTGGTATCTTTGAAATACCAATTATCTTTTTATTAGGAACATACCCAACGGAAATCTTTCCATAAAATGGCAACATGTGATGTTCACATGTTGAATAAAACTCAATATTCTTTATTGCAATTATCTCATCCATATTAGTATCAATATCAAATAATTTCACTACAGATACTGGATCAATACCATAACCACTATACAACTCTTTCCATGAATTTACAACGCGCCTCGGTGTCTCTACTAAACCGCTTCTTGTAGGGTCATCACCAATATATGAGATTATGTCAGATATCTTTTTTTCCGGAGAAAATACTTCTGACCATGGAAATACAAATTTTGGATTGTTAATAGTTGAATAATCCAAACCATAAAATAAATTCGGAACATTTATTTTATCCTTATCAGTAACAAGTAACACAGCATGTGATTTATCCATACTAACTATCGGTCCAGTCTGCACAATATATGCAGACAATGAATCCTTCCGACGATTAAACACAATTGGTACCTTTAAACATCTACTCAACGCGGCTGCGAATGTAAATGACTCAAGATTTATTGGATATACACTTGACACCTTAATACTTTTTTCAACTATTTGTCTTGCCATTACAAATGAAAACTTTTTAATGTCTCCGTACTCAACATTAATTATTTTACTACTATTTAACATCTACAATGTCCTCCAACTCATATTCAATTTTACATATATCAAGTGCACCACAAATATCGGGAGCCTCCTTTCTATGAAAATGAGAGGCTTCCCTATAAAAATCAAGTAATTTAAGTTTTGGATCATTTTCATAATAATTGATGCCCACATCAATACCATTTACAAGTAATGCAACAAACTTTCTTAAGCAATGAGTACATATACCACATGGCTTCTTACTTCCTTTATAACAACTATACGATGTATATAATACACCGTCTATATGACCACCATAGTTCAAATATTCCTGTATAATCATTGCCTTTGTATACTCCTTAAATGGCATTATTATCTCATATGGGTATCCCATGTCTTCTGACACACCATTTCTATCACTACCATAGTAATTAAGCAATGTCTCCATTATCGACTTAAAGATATAATCACCATCCTTTGGTACATCATCTACTGTGCTACCAAAATAAATTTTATTTCCAAAATTTGCGGCAGCTAAAATAAATAATGCATTTCTAAGGGGAACTATTTTATTCTGCAACTCAAACTTGTCTAACAAAATACATGTAGTATTAATAGGTTCATTAATATATTTAAATGCTCTTTCCACTTCGATATAATTATCATCTGTTCCTGTTAAGACCACCAAAAGATCATGTTCTATACCTTTTTTTGTTAAAATATAATGAAGACAAAAACTATCAAGACCACCACTATATAATAATACGTTTTTATCGTGCATTTTTAAGTATCCTCCACAATTTTTGTGTGCACTTTTAAACCTCTTTCATTTGCAAATTCTATCATATGTTTTGTTCCAATACTACTTCCATCCCAAATAGCAATTAAGGCATCAGCATACTCTGCCATCTTAATATTTCTTAAAATACCAGCTTTTTTTCCATAAAGATTCCACATTGGTTTAAATTTTTTTACTTTAATGTTGTGTATCATGGCATATTCCTCTCCAATACTATCTACACCACGCGCTGTACCAGATACTACTTCTGTTATACAAAATTCTGACTCATTTATAGCTTCCACTACAATATTATAGTCATCAATTTGTCTTGATCCTGCAATAATTACTTTCATCTGCACATCCTTCTAATATTACTAATTATAAAATAAGTTATATCCATTTCCTTAGTTATTTCTAAATTAACCTCACCTACCATTGAATCAAATACAATTTTATTTCCTTTTGTAATGGCAGCATGCCGCTCAATATTTGGGTGGTCTGAGTTAATAGTTGCAATAATTAAACTATCTTCAAAAAGATTAACATCATCTTTATTATTGGCCTTAATTGCCACAACAAATAAATCATATCTATCAGAAAACCATTTTGTTAACTCAAATTCCCAACAATAACTTGAGAACATTGGTACATCGTTTATACTCACATCGAATAAAGTAGTAATACATGCGGCTAAGCAATTACCTTCTACACCGAATTTTATTTGTAGTGTCGGTTTGTAAAAACTATTATCTATTATGTTATATTCCTCTATAAAATATTTAAAAGTTTATGAACCTGTATGCTTAATCTAAATGTAGGGTAATCCTTAACAAATTTAATTACTGTATCTATATTCTTTTCTGACTCTGGCTGAATAAAATAATATCTGCACTTAATAGTATTTTGTAGATGAAATAACCAATCCACATCATTATATGGAACAGATGTTACTACTTTTAATTCATCTGCACTGGTAATTATTGGTTCAGCATGTTTTTTTGGTGAGACAGTTATCCAATGTATTAATCCATCAGGGAACTTATCCCTAAAATTAATTGTTCCATTGGTTTCAACATGGATGAGATAATGTTTTTTTTCAAGTTCAACTAATAATTCACTATCTATCTGTAAAAAAGGCTCACCACCTGTCAAAACAACATGTTTTGTATCATACTTAGATATCTCATTACATATACATTGCAATAAAAGATTACTTCCTTCCGTATGATATTTAGTGTCACAATAACTACAATGTAAGTTACACCCAGAAAATCGTATAAACACAGCGGGCATCCCGGTATGATGTCCTTCGCCCTGGATAGAATAAAATAACTCACTTATCTTATACAAATAATTTATTCCTTTAATTAGTACTAATTACTTTAAATAATGATTTTCTGTGATAATCTTTCTCCGTAAAAGATAAAAACTTATTGGATAAAAATTATTATTATCCACACCAACATCCCAACTATTCCTAAAAAAAGGTAACTTTCCATGACTATGCCCATATAAATTAAAGCTACCATGGCATGAATTCCTCCAAACTCTATGAGAATAATGGGACATGTAAATTTGTGCAGATTTATATACTATATACTTCACATCACATACTTCCATCAATCCATACTTGCCAACTAACTTATCGATGCCTTTATCGTGATTTCCTTTTATTAATATTACTCTACCATTCAATTTTTTTAAATACTTTTTTTGTTTACCAAATGCAAAGTCACCGAGATGATAAACAACATCTACTTCTTTTACCATTGAATTCCAATTACTTATTAATATACTGTCCATTTCTTCAAGTGTATCAAATGGTCGTCCGCACCACTTAATTATACCTTTATGTCCAAAATGTGTATCTGCGGTAAACCATATACTCATAATTCTATATCCTCCAAACCTTAAGATAAGGCACGGTTAAAACACCTTTAACCACACATGTCACCAATAAACTTCCCCTTTCATCCTTATGATTACTGCAACCATGTACAATACATTTATTACTCATTATATATTCCTCTACTATTTATCTGTGATGGGTCATATAAATAACCCGGGGCATCAGTTGGTGTCAAGGTATATACAAGTATATTCTCTTGAACACCTTTCGAACTATTCATAATACTTTTTGGGCTATCCATGGTACTTTTTAAACCGTCTCTTCTATTTTCTGCACGAACCCTTCTTACCCAAAATTTCCACCACTTTCTCTGATAAAATTTGCAATTACCTTCTTTATTTGGATAGTCAACATTATCTGGCACCATAGGCTTAAACTTATCAATAGGTTTCAGATAATTTAATGGGATGGCTGATTCTTTCATCTTCCAACATCCTGTAATTCCCCTACGAGCATTCCTCACGACAAAAAATTTACAATTAATACAATAAATATTCATTATTACAGTACCTCACCAAAAAATATAAACCATATGTTAATTATTTATCTGTAAAAAATTCATCTTCTTGTTTATAAAATGACCATTCCATTGGTCCATAATATCCTTTTTTAATATAGGCTGCAGCTATTGGTCTCCCACGTGCCCATGGAATTTTTCTACCAACATCATAAATTCTAAGATGTTTTACATGCCCTCTACTTTTTATCATTCTTATTATGCCAAGAGGGTTAAATATTTTATAGGTTGGTACAAGGTATACAATATTATCGGCAATATCATAGCTATGCATTAACCACCTATCAAATATTGAATAAGGTGGATTACCTATTATCCAATCTACTTTCTTATTAAAATCAAAAAAATCTTTTCCTTGCCGGATTTCACACCAATATGAACCCTGTGGTATAGATTTATAAAATGCACCTTCTCCTCTACATGGATCAAGAATTTTTCCTGTAGGCTTAAAATATGTAATAATATCTTTAGCACACCAATCAGGTGTAATAACAAAGTCACTTGCTATATGTTTTTGTCTCGTAATCTTTAAATTGCCGGACTTCATTTGAAGAATAATATCGCCATTGTCAACAGTCATATCTAATAATTCCTTTTTATTCTTTGATATAACTTAATCGTTTATCCATTCAATATGTTTCTCTGCATATTTATTAAGCATTTTTAATTGCTTTATTCCTTTTTTAATGTCTTTTTTGCAAGAAACACACTATAAAAATTAGTACTAAACACTACCTTATCTTTAATTGCTTTATGAATAAAAGCATCACAACCAGTATACCTTTGATCATATTTATGAAATGGACATTCAGAACATGTAGATTTTTTAGGACAGTTGCTATATGTTAAACACAATGGGCATGGAATTTCTATTTCATAAACCTCATCTACAAAATTATAATTACGTACAAGATTGGTATAATCAAATCTTGCTTTTAGTTGTTTTTTATGTCTTATAGGTATTTTTACTGTTGGATGTGAAAAATATTGTATTATTTTATTTATCATACTATTACCTTTATACAGGATGGACATTCAGGATCAATATAAATAGACTTATTTCCTTCTGTTTCTTCAACAACTACGGCAACGCAAAATGGTATATCACTACAAAGTACACGTGCAAGCCTTTCAGCTGTAGGATTACTAAGTGTATGATTAATTGTTGAATGATCATACTGATTTACTATAGTTTTTATTTTTGTGAAATCTATTACCATACCATTACTATTTACTTCATCACTACAACAAATAACTTTTATTTTCCAATTATGCCCATGTACCTCAGAACACTTTGACTCGTATGATAAATCTAACCAATGTGCCGCTGATATTATTACTTCTTTTGATATAATATACATAATTTATTTACCTATTAATTTATTGCTAAGCATGTAAAAATCTTTATAACAATCTTCTTCATTATCATAATACCAACAAATTTCATTTTTTGTACTACCAAGATTGGCTGGATACTCAAATGTAATGCATCCAAAATATTCCTTACTATCTGTATTGGTAATTATACTTGGTAGTATAAATATACAATTATCTAAATTTACTAAAAGATTAGCAAATCTAACACCATTAACAAATACTACTTCTTCTGATGCTGCAACCTACATAATACTTCCTAAATAGATATAAAACTGTCCTTATTTGGTTTACTAAAATCTGAATAAAAAATTACCTTACTGCTAAGATCATAACCAATATTCACAACTATCATGTATTTACTTGATATGTAATGTTGTAGATAAATCTTTTTAGTATCAAAACAATTATCTACAGATATATAATGAAATGTACCATTTACAGGAGTAATAGAAAAATTACTAAAATCGATACTTGGATATACATTTCTAAGTATCGATAAGATAACTTTTTCAATAAACTCTGTATTTAAAACGACCTCATACTCCATTAAAATAAAACCTATTATATATAACGTCCTCAGGGATTTCTTTACCATCTACTGTAAAATAACTATTACATGATGTACAATGGATATATGGTTTCCAAAATGAAGACAATGTTATACCAATTCTTATGTATGTTCTATAAGCTGAACACTTTGGGCATTCCCAGTCGTCAATTTGTTTATATGTCTCACCTTCTACCTGTGCCATAACCTTACCTAAGTTAAATTTAAATTTTTTCGTAATTTATAATACATCTTTCCCTATTCTTATCCCTGTCCATATATAATATCCACTAATTTAAAATTTGTTAAAAAAACATTTTGCAGAAGTGAATATAAATCTACAATTTATAACAATTATATGGTTAAAAGTATTATTAAAATTTAAAAAGAAATTGGTTTTAATGATTCTACGGTATCCGGAATAAAGTCTTTTAGTATAATATTTTTATTTAATTCCTTTATTCCTGCTAACCATTCATTATATTCAAAGACATATAACTGTACCTCAGTACTATAAATACCGATTGTATTTTTTATATCTTCTTCGTATAATTTTTTTACTATCTTATATTTCTCAATGGTAATTTTTGTTTCTATCGTAAAATAATTAATGGACATTAAACATATGAATAAAAAAACTAAAATAATGGACATTGCAATATGCAATTTTTTTAGTCGTGCCAATATAAGAGTTGAGATACACATTGAAATTGTAATTATTAATATTATCATATATTTACCTAATTTAATTTTATACATAATTGGTTAATAGATACATTGACATGCAAATAATAATTTAATTAAAATTTGCCCTGGTTATGCCTGTCAGAATTTAATTAAATTATACATAATCAAATATTGCTAACCCACGATTTCATACCGATAACACCATTTAATAAATTTTTTCATTTTTAAAATATCTTTTTTTAGCTTTTTAGTATATCCATGTTTTATAATGTAACTTGGATTGACAAACATAAAGTATTTTACACTACCTTTTTGTAGTATTTTTCCAGAGTATTTTAATGCATCTGTTATTTCTGGGAAAAATGAATTTATTACCCGTCCTCCCAGCAAAACTACACCTCGTGGCTTAATTAATGTCATCTCTGTATATATCCAAGGCCTGCACACATTAATTTCTTTATCAGTTAATTTTTTACCACCAGCATAGCATTTTACAATATTTGTAATGTAAAAATTTGCCCTTGCAAATCCAATTGCTTTAATAATATTATTTAAAATAACCCCTTCCTTACCAACAAATGGTCTTCCACCCTTATCCTCATAAATACCAGGATTTTTACCAATAATCATCACTGGTGCAATTAAACTTGTTCCTGGAACAACTTTCGTCGCACATTTATGGGCTAACTTACATGCACCACATCTAACCACTAACTCATGTAGACATGTCAATCCATGCTGTATACGTGTATGATTATTTGATCTTGGATCTCTCCATATTGGTAATACTGACTTATAATCTTTAATAAAGTTATAGTAAGGTATATTTTTTGATCTTATTTTTATGTCCATGAATTTTTCCTATACTTTATTATAATACTATTTTTACTGTAAATTAACAATTTTCAACTATATTAATAATTATTTTAGATAATGCATACCATGGATTTTTATTTAATTGTTTAATGTCAACATATGCATAATACAGACTTCTTAATATAGATTTTACTTCTGATACTTCCCAATATCTTGACCGATATATAAGAAACTTTTTTTCTTTTGGGTGTAGATAATGAATACTCATATTTGGATCAGATATACCCTCATTTTTTATCTTATATATCTTTACAAACTTTTCCGATAAAAGATTAAGTAAAATTAAAGGATAGACATTATTTTCTACCATCTTAATATATCCATTAAAAATTTCATTTGAATTTTTACAGATAATTTTATCGACTACTTCATAAACAATTGCTGTATCCGATCCTACTGTTCTTACAACATCAAGTAAAGATAACTTTTTATTAAGATGCCGTAAATTTATTAATATCCTTTCTATTCTTTGTAAGTTATTTGATACAGCCTTTATAATATACGCCACCATCTCATGTGAAAGAATAACATTATAAATAGTCGCCCTTTTTTTAATGTAGGCCGGTAACTCATTACCATACCTATTTATTTGCTTACAATTTATTGTGATGAATGTCTTGGTTAATTTTTCCACAAATTTAGTTGTAGTATTAGATATAGGTATTAATATTACAGGTGTTTTTTTAAGCATTAGATGCTTTAATAGTTTAAGCTTTTTTCCTTTTACTTTACTAATATCTAATATGTTTAATACTGCAAAAAAATCATGGGATAATAATTGTATTGCCTCACTTTCACTTATTGGTAGTAATATTTTTTCACTTAACTCAGGTGGAAATCCATGAATTTTTTTTATGTGTCTAATTGCCTCATTGGTTAAAAATGTATCATTTCCAATAACACAAAAAACTTTATTCTTTTTGGCTTTTTTTATATTTATTTGATTAAACTTATTTATACTTACCATATAAAATCCATTAATTCATCCGGTAAAATATCTCTTAACCTATCATGTTTAATACTTTTGGCAATGTTTTTAACATCAATATTAGTTAAATCGTTTATTTTAAAACTAACATCAATTTTTCTATTATTTAAAAAATATAATAGTTCTGTCTCGGCATCATAAAATTTTTTAGATATACATCTTGATCTTAATACATCTGATAAAATATACTTATTGGCAACCAAGATATAAATTTTAATACCATCAATTGCACTTTCAAATAATTTTAATAAAGGTTCTTGTGCCTTATTACTAAGTTCACCTATATTAATTATGATTAAACGATTTTTATGATAATGTTTTTGGCATTCTTTAACTATGTCTCTTGACTTATCTATTGTTAACTTAGGGCATTCATAAATAAGTAGGTCGGTGCTGTCTTTTAATTTTAATAAATTTTCTTTGACTGATTGTATTATGTCATTGGAACAAGATGTCTCAATAATTAGTGGAAGACTCAGCATATATTTCCTTCAGATGTTTAACACTTTTTACTGTACGAAGTTGTTGCAACATATTCGTAACAGTAGTATTCGATACATTAAAGTATTGACGAATTTCTTCTCTATTACACCCAAGAATTATTAAGTTAAATAACTGTAAAAGAGAACGTTCTATTACCTTACCATCTTTTTCACAAGTAGACCATACCCCATACTCACGAAGATCATCACGAATTTTTTCGCACTGCAAATAAAATTCTATCTCATTATCACTGCTATGTGTATCTATAAAATTTTTATCTTTTATTGGAATATTAATTGCTTCATCAAAAATTGACACTGCATGCCGTAACTTATCCCTTGCAAATCTCTGTAATCTTCCAATAGATCTTATCTTTACAAAACCAAATACATATGAAAATGGCTTCGCTATTTTTGGGTCATATTTTTCAATATACCCTTTCTCAAGAAATTTTAATGCAAAATCTTGGGCAGTATCTTTTATGTCTTCTACATTTGTATATCCTAAACTTCTTAAAATTTTAGGTATATTTTCTAAACACTCAATTAGTTGTTCACGATAATCCATAAAGTAAATTCCTATTAATTTAAAAATGCATTGGCGAGGTTCCATAACTTTGAGTTATAACGAATATTTTTAGTTATGTTATTAATTGGTCTTGTCAGTTTGATTTTTGTTTTCCCATCTTTATTCTCTTTTGAGTATGTTACACCACCTTTCATTATATTTTCTTGGATAACATTATATATAGTCCATAAGTCATTTTTTTTATCTATCTCACGTCTTGGCTTAAGTAATAATGAACTATCAAATTTATCTGATTTATTTATACTAATCAATGCTTGCTTTGCCAATTCTTTTTGTTGAGAACCAGATAAAAGTATTGATTTCATTTTAGATGCGATTTGTAAAATTTGATAAGCTTCTCGTACCACAGCTTCTGAGTTACTTAAAATTTCATCATATGTTATATTTAAATGTCTATGGTTGTACTCTGTAATATCTCTACCTATCACCAAACCATTTGAGCAAATAAGGCGGTAAATACCTGCACGCATACTATATCCACATGATTTATTGTGTGAGTTTGATAAAACAGCCTCAATTGCCTCATTATTAAATTGTAAGTCAGATTTTTGAAACCGCACTAAATGACGTTGGTATATATTAGTATCATTACCTCTTCCATGGCGATATTCAGCGGCAACAGGGTACCAACCTATATTCCGCATCTCCTTTATTATACTTAATGTTGATATAAATTGATATTTTTTTGAAACTATAGGCTTTGGTTCTTTTGAAAATATGGGGGGGCATTTTTCCATCAGTGCCTTATCTGAAATTGGTTTTAAATGACGCATAATTCTCCTTTATGCAAGTTAACTAATATATTTAGTTCTATCTAATAGACAGATTGCGACACTTCATGCAAGATAATTTAATTTTATTTGCTTGTAAAATTTCATTTTTATACAATTTTTTTGCCCAAAAATACCAATCAACAACATTTGATAATTCTCTAAACCTTGAATTATCAGCTACATCAAATATATAATCATAAACACTGTCAATGTACATGGTATCAGGAAAAAGTTTTCTAATTTTTTGATGAGCACGAATCAGCTTATTACTATATGTATAAAAATAACTATATATTAATTTCTCTTCCTTTATTTTTTTAGTACACATTAAATTTTTATTATATTTAGATAAATCAACATGCTTTAAATATTTTTTTACAATAATATTAATAGCATCATTTTTTGGTATACCTTTTAACTCAGATACTATTTGAACTACATTACGTACTTTTTTTTCAGTAAAGCAATACAATTTATTGGTGTCATTATAGATTCTTGCAGATGGATGAAAATCACCATCTTGGTGAAATTTCTTAAAAGGACATTTTATTTGTTGTCTTGAATTTCCTGTATCAATATTAAATCCCATATCAACTAATACTTGTTCAATAGAAACTGTATTACAAAGTTTTTCTAATCCGTTCAAAGAATTACCTCATCTACTTTACCAAGGTTACCTATAAATGATCTTTCATATAAAGTTTTAAGGTATGTCTCTGGTAGCACTTTTCCATCTCTATTCTTTGCAATCCCAAATTTTATTCTTTGTAACTCAGTTACATCCTTATCACGTAATAACCACATAACAATATCACCCGTCTTTTCAATTTCTCCTGTCTCAGCACCATCTGCAAGAGTATATCTACCTACTTTTAAAGCCTCCTTCCATGCAGCTCTACCAACTTGATTTACTAAGAAATAAAATAATCCCTTTCCTTTATTAAAATCTAAACTTTGCTGTCTAAGTTGCTGAAGAATTTCCATTAATTCTACACGAATATTTGCTCTTTTTTGTGTAGATGACAGTAACTCAACTCTATCAATATATACTGCATCAATAGGGAACTCTTGCTGAATCTCACAAAGTTTTAACCAAATATACTCAGGTGTTGCACCCATTGGAATAGACTCTAATCTAAGTTTACCATAATCACCACTAATAAAATCTTTAATTATCTTTTTATATAGAATAGAATCCTCTTTTCCTAATTTACCATATTTAATATTATCGTATAAAAAACCTTCTTCTAATCCAAATTTATTATGCCATGAATGTCTAACAAGTAACCGTCTTGCGTAAATCTGTTTATTCATTTCACCAATAAATAATACTATATTTTTTTTCTGGTTAATACGTGCATTATAGGCACAATTTGCTGTTAGCATTGATTTACCTTCCCCTGCAAAGGCAAATAAAATCCATACTTCACCAGGATCACCACCACGTGTTAAGTTATCAAGACAATCTATTCCAGAAAGAATACCAGGTACTTTCTTTTGTGTTTTTGCTAATAAAAAGTTTTTCCACATCATACTGAAATTAAAATGTTCTACCTCCATGTTTGCCTGCAAAGCCGAAAGCCTTGCCATTAAATATTGTTTTGATTGTTCTAATCCTTCATACATCTTTCCAGAGAATTTTATCTTATTATCAATGCACGCAATAGACGTTGTTAGAATACTTATATACATTCTTTTATTATACTCTTGTGGTAACATCGTCAACGCATAATTAAATCCATCATTATCCGGACTACCATATGTTGTTAATTCCTTATACCTATAAGTTACATTTGATTTTAACTCATCGTCAATTTCAAGCTTACTAACAATATCATAAAAAACTTTTTCACCAGGTAATTTTCCTGTAATAACATATGTCTTACATAGTAACTTCCATATTAATCTGTGTAACTTATCCGAAAAATATTGTTGCTTTATTTTTAATCTTGCCTTTATAAATAGTTTTAGTGGGCTTTTATCGTTTATTAACTGTAATATTGTTTCTTCATAATTCATCCGCAATTAAACCTTTCTTGGTGCATTGTTTACAAGTATCATTAAAGGCTTTAAAAAAACGTATAGGTTGTGATTTTTTACAAACATCACATACTTTTTCCTGTTTTTTCTTTATCTCAGTAAATGTTTTTTCCGATTTATTCCTTCCATGTAACTTCATATGAACTGGAATTAGTAATAATTTTAGATTTTTTGGGAAGTTGTTTAACTTATCTTCATCGTTATGATGGACATGGTGTGTTTTTGGTATGTACCCATGTATAAATGCATATACAAGTCTATGCACTGCTATATACTTTGTATTCTTATTTATTTTTATCCGAAAATAAAGATATCCTTTTTTAAACGTAACAGTAGCTTGGCATGTCAAAAGAATATTTTGATATTTACCTTCAAGACAAACATGGTCTATTTTTTTATTTTTATAATGTGGTACAATTCTACCAAACTTCCCGTTTAACTTGGGAACAGAACATTTCATAAGTCCTCCGGGATGTTATTATCATAAAATATTTAATGTATCATCAATGTTTATTTTAAAGTCATGCTCATCGGCATTTGTAAGATTAAAATTAAATTCCCAACCAATACCATACTTTTCATTTATCTCAAAAAACTTTTGTACAGGTGGTGCAACTTCATGTAATTTATTCTTTCCATACTCATTTGGACCAATCATCGAACCATTCATTAATACTTCATTTTTTAAATTAGATTGCTCATGAAAATGTCCCATAACACGAAAATCAAATCCATGGTTTAATCTTCGCATACGCTGTTGCTTAGCACTGTCATTTTCTATACCATAAAATGGTGTGCGATAAAACATTCTTATTGCATCACCATGACCGTAAAGAATTCTATAATTTAAGATACAGGCTATTGCTTCTAAGCTATCTGGTATTATAAAATCCACTAAATTTTTCTTTTCATAATTTAATAAGTATGATCTCAGTAACTGGTATAAAATCCAATCATAATTATTAATATGTCCAAATTTACTTTCCTTTTTCTTTGTTGTTCTACCATGATTACCAACAACACAAAATATTTTAATTTTTTTATACACAGTTAATAATTTTATAATTGCTTGTGCAAATACTAATGCACCCATTGCACAGCTTTGTAAAGACATTAACTCATTTGTTTTCATTAATTCTTCATGGATTTCACCACTTACCATGTCACCAAGCATAAATACATTTAGTGTATCTAACTTTGACATACTACTCATAAGTAATGTAGTATGAATAGTTTCTCTAATTAATAAATACAAACGGGAACAAAAAATATTAAAATCATACTCATTATAACCTTCCATTTGTTCATAAATAACAGTTTCACCAATATGTGAGTCCGATAATAATAGGCATGCTTCAGATACACCTCTATTTGTTTTAGGTTTAGGAATTTCCTGTTTTTTACAAAAATCAACAAGTTGAATTTTTGGAACAATATACCGCAGTTTATTAATTATATTAAGTTGCTTTGAAGAATAATTTTTTAAATCAGATATTTCCTTTGTTAAACTTTTAGTCCGTGCCTTTAACTGCTCATTCTCAAGCATTAAAGACATTTCTTTATCTTTTTCTTTTTTTCTAATTTCTGACTTTTGGGCTGCGACTATTTTTCTAATTGTCCGCTCAGCTATTGCAAATCCTTTTTCCTGTAATTTTTCATTTATTTTTGCAGAAGATAATGTCTTATCTTCAATAACGTATGATTGTATAAACTTTATTATTTCTTTATCAGTTTTTTTCATTATTCCTCAATTCCTTCTAATAAATTAAATTGCCGCTCTGGATAATCACATACCATATAAAGACGTTTACCTTCTACTCTGGCCATATCCTGAACACCTTTAAATACAATTGGTAACACTGTTGCCTGACTACCAACAGCAATATACTCACCAACATCATATGCAACCACTCTCCATATTGTTACTTCTCTTCTAATACAATTTGGACCTGGTCCAATAAACTTTAACCCAATACCAGGAATAGATACATCATCGCCACCATAAAAGCATGTTGATGAAACTTCACTATATCCAGCCCAGACAAGTTTTAAATGATCCAATGAAGCCTCAGATAATACTGTTTTTATTAAAATACTTTCAGAGACTTTTTTATAATCGTATATTCCTATAGTATCCATCTTTGTTAACTCATTATAAATTGTTTGTGGCTTAATTGATATACCACCTATTGTATATCCTAAACAATAAGTATTACCAAACATTGAAACTTCAATATAAGCTGGGCCGATAATTATATCACCTAATGTTCCACCGAACATTTAAACCTCCACAGTTGTATAGTCTAAGTCTGGAAAATTTTCCTTCGACTTGACGACTAATTTCCCCCCATAACCATAAATTACTTTGTTTGAAAAATATGCCTTTAAAAAATCACTATTAAACACTACACCATTGCACCATAAAGTATCAGGATGAGGAAACATAAAAATATTACTTGCGTTATATATTTTTCGTAATCCAATTGTATTTAATGCTGATAATAAATCATATTGTATATTAATGTCAAATGAAAAACCATCTATATAATTTTTCTCAGATCCATCCAATATATTATACCTTGAATCCTGTTGTTTATCAAATTTTAAGATATAACTAATTGGTTGTGGAAGTTGAACATCTTCAATTACATCTCTAACAATTACTTTTGCGATGTCAACAGTTGCTTCCTGAGATATATCATCTACTTCTGTTGGCCATACCCATAATCTTCTTTGATCTGACTCAAATAGTGATGGTACTCTTGGGTAATAAAATACGTATCGCCTAAGAGAATCACTAATATTTACTTTCCTTAATACCAAAGTATCTGCTGGGTCAAATGCTGCCTGATTATTTGTTATGGCAACCGTTGCTGTTGTATCTGTAGATGCCCTTATCCACAAAATTACAAGAACACCATATGAAGTGTCTTCTGGTGTCCAATCCAAATAAGAATATATCGCCGATAATGGATCATTATCAGGTATTCTAAAAACATGCTGAGAAAAAATATTACCATATCTTGTTATATGAGGTTCTGCTGTATCATGCATATCGGTTGTATACCAACCCTGTAACTTATTTCTAAAATATACACTATCTCGGATATCTGTTCCATTTTCAAAAAACTTCTCATCTGTAGTAATTGCGACTAATGGTGGAGACGCACCACCTGTTACGTACCTAACAAAATTTGTACCTACTAATACAGCAAAATTAACAGGTACACTCCAGTCACTATAACCATGCATATTTTTCCATCGTACACGTACCCAATAAGATTCACCAAATCCCAGGCCATGGTTATACATTAAATTTGATTGGTAATTTATACTATCAGTAGATACTTGGTTTATCCATTCTGCATCTGATGCGGAATCTTCCCATACTATATTGGTAAAAAATTCATCAGTTGCAACTTGCCAATCTGACTCAATAAAAGGTTCAGCACCACCAGATGTGTATTCTGATGTTACTATCCATAAATTTCTATCTACTCCAGAATCATTATCCTTAGGTGTATATATAATTGGTGTATCAGGTACAGGCATTACCAACCTCCATACATTGACAAGAAATCTCTCAACTCAAGATTTCTTAATAAAATGGTAAATGTCTGTGCAAGATACTTATTACTTAAATAACCATATCCCCAATCACCATCTGGTCTTACCAAGTAAAATATGTCTGCGTCAAGATGTGGATAATATACTATTCTTTTAGATTGTAATATTTCTAATGCATCAGACAAATAATTTCTATTAATGTTATTAAAATTTATACTATCATTTATTCTTATACCTTGTAATATAGTATCATTTTTGGACATTGTTTGGACTGTATTATCATAAAAAAACTCTTTTTTTGAACTATCATTCCTGGTATAAGGTTGCCCAAGTTCTGCGATATTATTCACAATTCTTATTTTTGGATTTATCAAACGAATGCTACCTACATCTATATCTTCAATAGTAGGAAAAATTCTAATATTTAATGTTCCATTTGTGATAGTTGCATCTAAAACGAGAATTGAGTAAAATTCCCATGAATTTGTAAAATTTATGTACTTCCATCCTAATAAAGTATTTAAGTCATAAAATGCTATAATTCCTTGCCAAGAATCAGATTCTATTCCCATTATCCAACCACCAAATAAAAGGTCATATGTACCTGGATTTACAGCAACCTGATAATATGTAAACCCTAAGTTTGCGCCTGAATCCTCTACTTTTAAAACATAATTACCAATATGTGTTTCATATTCTTCCCTTTCTATTGATGCATTCCATATATTCCAACCTGTGGTATCGTCGTCAAAAAATCTATTGTCACATAACTCTTCACCAACACTTAATAATATTGGAACACCAACTCCATCTGTTGGTGTTTTATATGTTTTTGAATAATCACTCATAAAAACTAATAACCTTTAAGTAATAAGTGTAAATTTACCCTAACTGCGCTCGTTAAAATTTAGTTGTACCAGGCTGATCCCTTTTCTCCTGTTTGAAACCATAGCACTGAAGACCATGAACTTTCACCACCATCATTGCCCCACCGCACTCTAACATAATAAAGTTTAAGTCTATCCAATCTATTTTCCATAGTACCATAAAAAGTTCCGTTATCAGGTGATACTTTATGGTTATATAAGTCTGTTGAGTAACCATTATAACTAATATCTGTAAAACCTGAGTCACGTGCTATCTGTACTTGAAAATATGTATATCCACCTATTGGTGGTGTGCCTGTAACAGTGACATTTCGTAAAACATCCACCTGCTTATCCAACGCTGCTCCAATTTCACCACCTTCTATTGGAGTATACCATATATAATATGATATATATCCTGTGGGATCACCTGCAAATTGATGTGTACCATTGTACTCATGGATGTACCAATCCTGATCCTGGTGTCCTGGTGATACAGGCCAATCAGATGATATAGTATAACGACGAATACCTGAATCTTGTATACTGCCATCATATAATGATCCGGCAAATAAATAGCTACTATTATATATTGCGGTACAATAAGTAAAAGGTCTCCAAGGTGTTCCTAATACATCGGCTCCCTTTGTCCTACCAACAAAAATACCCCCCGTTGTATACTCACTATTCCTCCTTGGATCAAACTCAATCCCCCCAAAAGTAGCAGCAGCAGATGTTGCTGCCCACGTTGGTGTGTATAATTTATCTCTATCAGGTGAGGAACAACAATTTAACCCACCTCCTATTATATATCCTGTGCCAAGATTTCCAAATGGTGTTACTTGCAATCCTGTACTACCATCCACTTTTCTTGTACAATAATAATTTCCTGTACATGTCAATAATGAACTTACATAGGCATCACCATTTAAGTCACAACACACAGTATAGCAGTTACTACCACTTGTCCATGACCATATCTCATTACCGGCACTAATATTATTTATATTAAACTTATACAATTTACTGCCTGTAGTAAAATATACATATGCACCATCAAATGTAACAGCTGCATCATATATTACACCTGCCGATAATGGCACAGTTGTAAATGGATTACTAAGATCTAAATCACAATTCCCAACAAGATTTCCACCAGAACCTCTATTTCTATAAAACCACCAAATCTTATCAGATGTCATAAAAAAAGGACAATAATCTTGTGCCGAATATGTATTAATCAATAGACCACCATCAGTCCGTAATTCTAAACCACCAGCATTACCAACTGAGTAAACATAATCATTACCTGTAATTCTATCCACTACAAAGTAAGGTGAGTAAGGTGGTGAGATAAAAATAGAAGATTCCTTCCATAACTGCGTTGAGTCAAGTGCTCTAAATACTCTTGTAGGTTTATTACCTGTATCAATAAATTGATATGCAATTGCGACTGCCATTAACTACCTTCTGAAATTTCTTCAATTTCAACTACTGATAATTTTACTATCCAATTAATTAAGTTAAAAACAAGTTCTTCTATTAAGTATTGTTGTGAACTGTTTATTTTTGAAAATTTTAAAGGTACATCAATATACACTATATCCTGTACCTCTATTTGATGATAAAATATTAATTCGGTATTATCTATATAATTTTTCCATCCAACAAGTTTGTACCATATAATTTTTGCAAGTTCTAATGCAATATGTTCGTCGATTATTAGTGAGTTATTAATTGTTAATGGTTCTTTATTTATTCCAGTACTACCAAAGCTTTCTGTACCTCTTGATCCTTCTGGGTCATACCAATTAACACTTACATTATTATAAATATGTGGATACTCAGATACATCACCTACCTTAGATATTACTTCTCTATTTAATGTTACAGTATCTAATCCTGTAAATCTATCTAATAGGTGTAAAAATTTTGTTGGTTTTATTAATAATCTATATCCTAATATCTCACCAATACGTTCTATAGATTTTCTTATTGTATCTGTATCAAATTTTCCATGAAAGATCCATACCTTATAGGATGAGTCATACTTAAATATATAATTATCATTTGGTGCCGTCACACCAAAAATACTCATCCCTGATCCTTCTATAAGATCAGCACCACCATTCCATTCACTTGTCCTTATACTACTTAAGGATGTTATCTCAAACCCATTAATAACATCCCAACTTACTCTTACAAGAACAGCCGAAGATTCTCTAAATCGTTGATCTGTGTAATACCAATACAAATAGCCATCAGAACAATAACAACCCTTAATAAACTGTCTATTAACATCGAATGTAAAATTATTAGCTGTTTGAGTAGTGTACAGTTTATCGTTTGTAATATCGTATGCATAGTAATGATATTCCATTGTATTTCTTGCTAATAATGTTCCATGAAGCACATTTTGGACATCATCCCATACCATTGTTATCACAGTACCATAATATATATCATCTCCGGATAATGATGATCCTGCTTCTGGGTTATCAACACTAAAATCAAACACAACAGTTCGAACACCTACTGAAGACATCCTTATTATTCTATTTTTTGATCTTACTAATGTTACGGCAGCCGGTAATGTACCCCAACCATCATACCAATACATTTCTGAAAACCAAAAATTACCTGAACCATCAACACCATCACCACAAAGAAAATCATAGTCATATCCATTCCCACCATCAGGTGGGGCTGCGCCATAATTACCAAATAATACGGAACTAAATGCACCACCAGCTGTTACTGATACCGCACCAATACCATATAAAATTTCCTCTGTATTTATAACTGTAATCCATCTATCATTTACTTCATCCCATATCATTAATCCAGCCTGCCCAAGGGTAAATGGAAAACCAACATCGTCATCTGGAGGTGGGTCATCCGGATAAATTCCCCCCGCATACTTATAATATACTAACCATTTTGTACCACTATGGTATCGTAAAATTGAGTCAGCCTCACACTGTGTAGTAATTCTTTCTTGCTCAATATCTTTAGCATTTCCTAAGTAATTATCATCAGTATCAAAACCACCAGGCCATTCCAGCTTATTAATAAATTGTGGAATTGGTATACATATATTTTCTCCCCTACCCATTCCTAAAACTAAATCCAACCTTCCTATCGCCCAAGGATTACCTGGATCTGCTTGAACACCTCTTCGGTGGCATAACTCACCACTTTTTATCTGACTCCAACCATTTCCTGCCGGATTATCTGCCTGAGTTTGATGTGTAATGGATGTTAGATTTGTACTTCTAAATATAATACAAGGTGTTGATCTACCAAACTCATGAAGATCATCGTGAAATTCATTATAATATGTTGCCGATCTTCTTTGTGGGTGCCAAATTGCAATTCCTTGTAAATAACCATTACCATCTATTTTCATCTTCCAAATGTCCAAACACCATGTTACCTTATCCCAATCTACCAGGCCAGTTACTTCAGTATCCCACGATGAATCACCTACATAAGGATCTAACTTACCAATTAATACAAATCCTTCATTGGTCATCTTCCATACTTCGTTACCTACACCAAAAAAATATGTATCCGACGCAGAATCGTAACAAGAACAGCAAGGTAACTTGCCATAATTTTGATTTGGACATCTTCCAATTAAAGAAATTACTGACTTACCAAGATCAACTTCTAAATCAGGAATATTTCTTTTAGTACTATCAATCCCAGCAGCAGTGCATAGTTGCTCAATCAATAACGCACCGGTTATATGACTGTACCAATTTGTCACCGTCGGATTATTATTACTATCATGTCTTACTATGACATTATCTTCTACAGATTTTTTTGGAAGGTTTCTATAATTAATAATAACATCAAGATTAACACCACTTTTTCCATATAATTTTATAAAAGGTTGTAACATGCCCAGAATTACTGTTCCTCCTGGTGATGTAGATCTAATTTTAATTCCATAAACATTAGATACCTCACCAATTGTCCCACCAAAGTCTTGAAAAAATGGTTTCCAATCACCAGGATCATCATATGTTATATTACCACTCTGTGTGCATCCAGCTGTCCCATCTGTCACAGCCAACGCCAACCAATCCTCACCTTTTGAGTATTTAAACTCAACACCACCAACATAATCTGACTTACTAAGTAATGTCATCGCAAGACCAAAAAATTGTGACTTAAAACAAATTATTATTTCATCACCTGTCTGACTAATTGTATCAATATGGTAACCATCACTATCAATTATTGTTCCTGTAATATCCGTATATGTTGCTGTTCCTGCATCATAAAATAAAACTATAAAATTAGAAAATCCTATATCAACTTCATTTCCACCATCAAATGATAATGCCACTGCGCCATATTCTTTAATAGTTGCATCTTCATCAGTATCAAATGAAATTAATCCTGCTCTCTCAAGTGAGTTATATGTACCTTCTTCCTCATACTTTACGTTTGCACCATCGTTTCCATATATTGAGTTGCTTACAGTAACCCAAGGGCCATTATCGTAACTTAACTCATCAGATGGTCTAAATCTAATCAATCTATTACGCGAACCACCAAACCATTTATCAACATAAATAGGGTTTATTCCAGGTATGGCGACTCCATTTGAGAATAAATAATTTATTGTCTTTACACCATATGAAACATTTCCATAGACACTAAATCCAACAATCGTAACACCACTTAAAATATGAAAATAACTACCATCGGCAGCCTCATATGCATAATTATTCTCAAGATCTTTTGCATGCCCAAAACATTTAATGTTTATTGTTCTATTATCATCAGACACAACAAAACCATCAGTTCTAATTATTCCACCAAATAATAAATACCAATCTGAGCCAATACTTCTATAACCGGCTACTATCTTTACTAATTTTCTTCTATATGTCTCAATAGTAAAATAATCACCTACCTCAAGACCATCTGACTCTAATGTTCCGTATACTTCTAATCTATTTAATTCTGCATTAGAAGATAAAATCATATATTCAGCATCTATTGTATCTCCAGAGATAGGAACTAATGTACTTCCTTGTAAATTATCCTTCCAACTCGAGCCTGAGTAATATACCTTTGTGTCAGGTACACCCTCAGTTATAGACGTAACCGAGCAATTAAATATTTTTGAAAAAAATATTCCTTTTTCATTCTCTCTATCACAATAAAAATAATCCTTATTACTTAACTCAAATTGTGTTACCGTTGCCTTTGATCGGCAATATGTAGATGTATCCATTCCATAGTTAATAGATCTTAACGAGTTTTTAATAATATTATCTGTTACCTCATACCTTTTGTACACAATTCCATTTAAATCATCATCGTCAATTGCATTGTGTGTTTCACCCTCATCTAAAAATCCATTCTTATACTTATTATCTAATGATATTTGTATGCATGTATTACCACCACCCGCTTGATATCCACTATTAGCATTAACATAAAATTCGTCCTCAAAGCTCCTATTACTTGATTCTATTAATAAAAAATCACCTTTTATTACATTGATAGTGTGGGGTGTAGAGTCCAATCTGCCTTCGATATATATATTTTGCATACCCGCTACTGCTACGTCATAATCTACTATCTTACCAAGTCTTTCATAGATAAAACATCGATACGAACATTCTGTACTCAATGATCTTTGCTCAGCAAGAAGTCCAGCTTCATCTTCAAATATTTGCATATTACTCCGATAACTTTTCTTTATATCTTCGCATCGCCTTAAGTATTACTTTTTCATAAAACGTATCCAATGTATCATCATCTGTAATCACAGCACCATCAAAACTATTCATTATTGATAAATTAACGTTTTTCTCCGCCATAGGTGTATTTGCCTGCTCACCTGATATTGATCTGCCTAAACTTGGTATTGTATGATCCATAATATCACTTTCTCTAAGTGCGGCAGCAAGTTTACTAAATGGAATTACAGCCTCAGGTTCATTTTCCGCAACATTTGCCATTGTCTTTTTAAACACTACTGCACCTGTAGCAAATCCAGGTATAACTCCAGTTGGCAACCCGGCAGCCGACAATATACCTGATATTGCCCATTTTGCAGCAATGTCCGCTATTATATCAATTATTGTATTTTTTAATGACTCAAAAATTGCCTTTACTCCACTGGCAAATGTCCGTGTATTCTTAAGCATTTTCGATAATGAACTTGATAATGAAGAAGTTATTCTTCCTATTGCTTTATCAAACTCAGTATCCCATGCACTGCTAATCTTACTCGAAAGTTCATTTATCTTATCCGTATACATTGTCCAAAGCTCTGTTCCCTCTTCAACTTCATCCCTAAGTAATAATAATCTTTCCCGTTGATCCTCGGCAGATAAAATACCAAGTTCCTTCATCTTCTCTATTTTTTTCTCAACTTCCTCTTCGACAATAGATATTCTATGTGCCGACTCATCCCTATCTATCTCACTAAGTTTTTGCTGTAAAATTATATTTGCAGTTTGCTTTTCCACACCCAAACTAAGCATTCTTTCATAATCTTCTAATGCAAGTCTTTTTCTCGACTCAAACTCACCATGAAGTATTTCATAGCGCTTATTGGCAGCGTCCTTCTGTGCTTCAATCATTTTATCAGTAATTTCATTCTCAGTATTAAATAAATCACTTATTGATTTTCTTTCAGTCGCAATGTTCTTATCCTTTTCAGTACGTACCGCACTAATAGCTTTCATTTCTCTATTAAATTTTTTAGTTTGATAGTCAGCATCTATTTGAGCCATCTTTAATCTAAGATCAGCATGCTTCTGTGTAGCAACCTGATTAAAATTTTCCATCTCACGTGAGGCACCAAGAAAATCACCTTTCATTTTATTTTTTATTGTCTTTCCAAGAGAGATAAAATATTGTTTGGCCACTTGGCCATCCGCAATAATATATGCTGAGAACAATTTTATTTTATGCCATAACCAATCAATTACTTCACCCCAACTACTATATTTATTTACCAATATTGTGATTGCACCAACAACAACGCCTATTGCTGCTGCAAGAATACCAAGTGGATTGCTTGCTATTAATGCAGTAAACGCACCAAAAACAGTTCCAGCTGCCTTTATGGCAAGGGTAAATTTAAGGATAACCGCGCCTATCTTTAATGCAGCAGTAAAAGCCAGTAGACCATTAACAACTGCCATTATCTGAACCCGGTATTTTACTATTGTCTTTATACCTTTCTCAATAAGTTGAAAGGTAGTTAATATTTTTCCACCTATTTGAGTAACATACTTATCCAACTTCCCACTTTCCGTCCACTCATCTAAAGTATCAAGTAATTTTTTTAACCTTTCTTTTAAATACGGTAAAATCACATCGCCGATTTTTGCCTTTATCTGAAACCAGAAATCACTAAGATTTGATAACATTCCTTCCCATGATGTTGACATTTCATCCATCATGCCCATAAATTTAGTTTTAAGGATATCTGTTATTGCTGCCATTAATACATTTATAGACCCCTTATATGCACCACCTTTATCAAACTCAAGCCCTTTCCCTTCTAACATTTCTTTTGTTATCAACCCCATCTCACGAAGTCTCATTAATCCACGACCAACATCACCAGCTGCAATTCTACCAAACCACAATGCAACTTCTTCTATCGGCTGCGATACAGCAGCAGCAGCGTCCCCAATTATTCTGAGCGTCTCCTCTGTCTCAACACCAAAAACTTTTAATAGTCTTGTGGCATTAATTACTTCAGGTAGTTCAAATGGTGTTAGTGCAGCAAACCTCGCAACATCTCTAAGTTTCTTCGCAGCAATATCTGCATCACCGTACAAAATAGTAAACATTTTACTGTAACGTTCCATTTCTGCCGATGACTTAACAAACGAACGTGTTAGTATTCCAACACCAGCACCTAAACCAATAAATGCCCATTTTATCTTATTAAGTGCAAAATTAAGGTACTTGGAATTCTTTTCAATCTTTTTAATATTATAATTAATATCTTTTGCAAAATTCCGCCATGATGCCTTTGCTTTGGTAAGATTTTGTTTAAAGCCTGCTATTTTTGTTTGCAGATTTATCCACGCATCTGCTATCTTCATTTTCGTTCCTTCTTTATAATACTAAAACCTGGGACACTTGTACTTAATTTTACCATTTCTTTTATCTCATTACCTGATAAAGCAAGTTGAAGATTATCAAAATTTTCACTACTACCTAATACTGATATTCTAATAACATTTGAAAATATCTTTAAATTTTTAGCCAGTCTTCTATCTATGGCCTTTGACATCATAATCAATTGGTATGGTGTTACTTGCTTCATCAACTGATCTAATGTATATGCATAGTCAGATAAAATCTTGTCTACCAAGTCACCAAGGATATCCATTACTTTTCTACTACTTATACCTTTTTCTTTTTGATATCCTTGGTTTTCGTTAAATTTGCAAATACTTCTTTTAATTTATTTACATCCAAAAACATATCTATTATATTAGTCATGTCAAACAATGTAAAATTTTTCTTTGCATAATCAGGAGATTTTTTTAATACCTTATCAGATAACGTTAAAATTTTTGGTAAAATATCTTTCACCAATAATAAATCATCTATTGAAAATTTATCTGTATCAAAATCAGGATACTTTTTATGTACTTCTATTATAATATCTACAAAATCATCAATAAACTTAAGATATTCCTCTAATACTAATGGAATAAAAGTTATTTTTTCACCTGATTCCAATACTAATTCTTTCTGTAATTTTACTAATCCTAAACTCATTTATTCTCCTTATTCTTGTAGTTGATTTTTTCCTTCACCATCATTTATATATGACTTAAAATATCTTACCGCATCCACGAATGCATTTACATTGACAGATGCTTGCTTACTATAATATAATACTGATAATGACTCAGCATCAACAGGAATCTCACCACGCAGTGTAAAAACAAGGCCATTATGATTTTCTGCCTTTCGTGATCCAACCAAGTCAAGTCCTACTGATTTTAAATATGCTGAGAAATAAAAATCACTCGTGTCATATTCTACTACTTTCATATTCTCATCCTCAATTTAATTTTTTAATCTATCCAGTCATCTTCTGTGTCGAGAATTCTACCAAAGCGTTCACCAACAGGTTTAGTTCTATCTGATAACACTTTAAATACCACCGGAATTACTACTTCACCTGCTTTTGTATATGTATGTTCACCGGCTTCCATAGAATATGCCTTGTAAATCTCAACATACCTTGTTTTACAATCAGGACCAGGTCCACTAAACCATAACTCATGTTCTGTCTCACCTTCACAAGAAGACTCCGAACCAAACTTTAATTCTGTTGTACCATCACCAAGTGATGTAGTAGTTCCAGAGATCCCCCATACAATTTTTATATTATTTAATGTTGCCTCAAGCAAATTCGTTGATACAATCATCGCAGAAGCAGTTCTTTTATGTTTTACAGGTGATGTATCTTGGTCAACCTCCACTTCTAAAATAGTTCTTTCATAGGAAAACTTAACACCTTCTCGTGTAAATCCTACGTTTACACCATCAACTTCAAGTTCACCTGCACCAATAATAATATTACCTATATTCAAATTATTAGCATCATCTCTTGACATCTTTTTTCTCCTATAACTCTCTTGTAATTAATAAAAATCTTGTATCTATCCTATATGCTTTTTCATTCTCATCATAGTATCCGGCACTACTAAATCCATCCCATTGCAGTAAAACTACCTTATACGTCCCATCAGTTAAATTTTTTCCGTCCAATGCACTCATTACCAATTCCATGTTATCTACTGCAATAGTATCATTATTCTCACTAAATGATGCCAATTCTATATATTTTTTTCTTATGCTTATTATTCTTTCTTGATCCTCGTCCACCAATTTATTTGATAATTTTTGCGAATATACAACACATGGGTCACCTAAATGTTTTTTATTAGACATTCTCCCTATTTTTTCATTGCTACTTGTATGCCCCAATGCGGCAACTAATGCTGCATTACCAACTAACTCATCATAGATTAACTTCCATATACTTGTAGTGTGAGACACTATACTATCCTCTCCGCTATTTTATTAGATAAACACTTAACAAGATTATCAAATTTATTTTCCAATGCCTCAAATAAATATCCACCATCAGGTAATCTTTCAACATAATATGCATAATTTAAATGACTACCTATTTTACCTAAGATAATATCTATTGCGATTGACTCAACAACTCCTATAATCGATCTTCTTAAATTTCCTGTAACTATATGTCCCTTCTCTGTTATTATTCGTTTTGCTTCAGTAACAACTATCATAGAACATGTCTCACAAATAGTTATAATATCCTTCTCAATATCTGTTAATTTATTAAATGCCTTGTCTACTTCTTCTTCATTAAAATCTACAGTAATAAATTTGCTCATTATACATCCATTTGTCTTGGAATCATCTCAAGTACATACTCATAATGATTTTGAGAATTATATCCAGATACTGAATATCTGTCAACAACTAAAAAGTACTGACTCTCATAGTACACTCGATCACCAACTAATATACTTGAACTTTTTCTGGAAACCATCTTCCTTCTTGCTGAAATACTATCACCCGATGGAAGATGTGTTCTTCTCTCACCAGTCCTCCAAACTCTAACAGGTATTTTTCTTTTTACTATATTCCATACTTCTGTAAATCCACCGCTACCATCTGCAGTTTTTGTCCTTCTATACAAATCCACCCTTCCATTTAGCATTCCATTTAAAGACATTATACTGCTCCAACATATGGAATTTTATTTATATATGAACTTAAAATACTATCTATCTCAATGTCTCCAGTAAATGATTGTAAGTTTTTTCCAAAGTCACCACCATCATCCTTAGTGTATGAATAATCACCAATCTTTTCTGACTTCATTAAAGGACTTAATGCCCCACCTGCTGACTCAGGATCATCATTATCTATTAACTTCCTTGCCAATAAAATCGCTGCCCTTGTAATAAGTGCTGGTGTAGATGACCATCCAAATGTTCCAGTAACTTCATAATTTTTCGACCCCTTTACCCAATTTCCTGTGGATAAATAAGGATATCCTCTTATTTCTAATGATTCATCCAACTTAATAAACCTTTTATACACTTCATAATATGAACTATCTATCACTTCATCATAAGTATCGGAAATATACTTTATCTGTGTTATGGACAATATTTGCAAACTTGTATACTTACTTATATTAAGCATACTACTACCACTACCATCAACTTCTAATGTATCGGAAACAATTCTAAATTTATCATTTGTAAACTTTTCAATCATTTCCTCCGCCAATACGGCATACTCTTCTATGTCTGAATCTGAAAAACCATCAGGTGGTGTCCATCTCTTAGTTATCTGTGTAAGTGTTACATAATTCATACGTCCTCCACGCGCTCATACAGCACTATTTTATCCTGCTCAAGTACAAACTCTTTCCCAGTTGCCAAATTCCATACCAATTCCCAATAATAATTCCCTGGTGTAATATCAGTTTCCGCAGGCGTTACATTGACATATGCAACACCATTAGCACCATTAGTAACGCAATCTGCCGTAACATTTATTACTGCACTTGTATCAAGATCGGATCTATTCTCCTTAACAATCCATCTAATTGTATCGGCTGTGATATTTGGTGTAGCACCATTATAAGTTATTGTCACTGAAAAATCTTTTGATTCCCCAACATAAAAATTCGTAAGGGGCATTTTAACAGACCTCCCCAATTATTACGGATAAATTATCGTCTACTAAAATACTGTCCAATTCATCATCCGCCAAATTAATATCAAAACACTCATGGATAAATTGACACTTATACCATAAATTATAACTTCTTTGTGCAAATTTTGCAGAAGACCTATCTGCAAAGCAATTATATGCCATTGGACACAACCCTCATAATAGGTTCATTTCTTCCGGCGAAAATCATCATACCTATATCAAGTCTGCAATTACACTCTTTTAAAACAGCCTCAATACCTTTTGAACATTTTTCTTCATCTTTCTTACATTCCGCTATCAATATTTCCCTTGCTTTTTCCTTCTCAGTAAGAATATGTTCTGCTATTTCATTGATCTCTTCTTGTTCTAAATATGTGGTTGCGTTATCTGTTCTATCCTTTTTTAATTTTTTTGTTTTTACTGTCACCTTTATTCTCCTTATATATAAATTATACCCATTGTGCCAATGCTCCAGCACTAACACCTGTTGTTTGTCCTGTCAATATACCGCCTAAAAATGTTAGTGTGATTCTCCAGTTTGCACCATCATCCAATGTTAACGTCCCTGAGATACCATCCGTCCCATTAACATTAAACACACTGTTTGATCTTATTTTTCCTGCTGCTTCCAGACTTTCATTTGGAGCAACAACTCCTATTCCTACCTTATCTGTAGACAAGTCACCATAAATCGTACCACCAATATTTAAATGGTTAGAGGTTGTAGCAAGTGGGGGATCTTCATCATGCCCTATAATAATATTATCTGTGCCT